TTAATTCATAGGACCCTTACTTGTGACACGATCCCAAAACCCTTTTTTATGAGCGCTTAACAGTGCTGTTGTGATCACAACAGCCAAAACGCAAAATTGGGGTTTTAATTTGATACCAATTAGCAAAAGAGAAGCGTCATAATGCTGATATACCAGCATTATGACGCTTCTCTTTTTATCTACCGACGTCGACTTATCACCCGCACGGTAGTTATACCATCATAGGTAGCACGTAACAAACCATTGGTATTAAGCCCTTTGCGAAAAAGAGAGATATTTTATTTACAAATCGTGGAAGAGCACAAATTAATTTAATATTGGTCCTTTTTTTGATGTTTTGCTTTCTTCACTATTATATACCAACTTATTATCTTAAACATAAAAAAGTCCCACACCAGCCAATTAAGGCTAGTGCGGGCATTTTCTTATTTTGTCTAAAATTACAACTTTTGCAGTTAAAAATCAATTTTTGCTGTTATACCAGCATTCTTTCATCGTTACAACAGTTATACAATGAAAACGTAAATTTCACAACAAACAAAAAATCCCCCACGCCGAAGCATAGGGGACTAGAACAGTTCACGATTATTATACTACTTTTCGCCTGCTTGTGAGGCGGATTCTGACGCCGTTTCAGTGTCAGATGATGCAGAACTATTCACTGCAGCGACTGTGGACGTTGGTGTTTGCGCTTCGTCAGCAACTTTATTAGCCGTCGCTTCGACTTGGCTTTCCTCTTTACTATCAACTGTTGGTGTCTGAACTGTTTGAACGTCAGTAATAACGCCCAGCATACCAAGGATCGTTAATACAGTGTTGATAACAGCAACAATGGCTGACCAGTCACCAGTAAACTTAACACCAAACATGGCAAAGATTTGTTGAATCAAAACGATCAGTAACGAAATAATCCCAGCAATCAACTTACCATTTAAACTTCCGTCGGCATTCTTAAAACTAATTTTTTTCATTTCCTTTGGCTTCCTTTTCATATAGATGTTTAAATTCAATGTCATGACCATCTAACCGGCCTTCTACCTTAATGACCCGATTTTCAATCGCGTTCATTGCGTCGGCGTTTTGCTGTCGTACTTTTAAGCTTTCATTGGTAAACCGGCTAAGCCGCTTTCCTAAATCGTTAAGTGGGATGCGGACCGTTTTATTTAAAATCCAGTTAGCTAACACACAAACACTAGTGACAATGGCAACAATCGATCCCCATTCATCCCAGCCTAATCCTAATAGTGTATGCAATTACCGCACCACCAATCGCTGGCCAGGATAGATAGTGGTGTAAATCGTCTTGCCGTTCTGACTAGCTAATGTAGTCATACTTAGGCCGTTTCGCTGAGCGATTGACCACCAACTGTCGCCAGACTTGACTGTGTAATACGTGTGAGCGGCACCACTCTTTACATATTCCAGCGTATTGCTTGCCGGGCCAGTTGTTAGATAGCCATAACCATTAAATCGCGGTTGGCGTACCCACCGATAGCCACCCTGAATAATGGCCTGATCAGTCTTGACCGTAGTCCCAGCTGGCAATGTCGTGATGACACTTGATGACGTTGAAGCACCAGTACGCAGTTTGACCGCTGTCTTGAGCGTGTAAGTTTTCGTTTCCTTGACCCACTTGGCTGACGCAGCTGGCTTGTAAATGTTTTTGTTGGCTTTTCGGTTGTTGGCCTTAACTGCACCTTTATTAGTCGGCTTGACCGTTGATTTCTGACCAGCAGTGTAGTAATCAGTATAAAGTTGACTGACGTCAAAGCCACCATAACTAATCCGGAAATGGGCTGACCCAGACCATTGCCAGGCATTGTTATTCGTATACCATTTCTTGCCAGCTGGCACAAACGGATAGCCAGCAATCCAGCCAGTTTTGCCCTTGATGGTCATCTTGTTGTTAGCCCATGATCCAGACGTATAAATATCGGCCCGGTATCCAAATTTCTGAATCTCTTTCATGAAGGCCGCATTATTTCGGTCATTGGTCGCTTTGGACTGGTTATTGGCTTCCTGTGATTCTACGTCAGTAGCTAGTACCGCACCAACTGGTAGCCCCGACGCTTTAGCCGTTTGACCGGCAAAGTCAGCTTCGGCGATTGCTTGTGCCTTGGTGGCATAGCGCGCAAAGTGGTAACCATTGATATACATTCCCGCTGCTTGGACATTTGCAATGTTGCTGGCAGCATAGGGATCCTTATACGTACCACCTTCACTAATCTTGACAGTTACAGCCTTCACACCAAACTCGTTACGCATGGAAACGTACTCGGCCGTAGACATGTAGCCGTTATTATTCGAAACATCGACCATATCCATGCGTGCAGCATTGGCATTTAGCCCTAAAAAAAGAACCGCCATTGTGGCTGCTCCTGTTAGTGCTAGTTTAATTTTGATTTTCACTCTTATCCTCCCCTATTATTTACCGATAATCGTCTTTTAATTATTACCGGTAATTTGTTTATATTCATCAGGCGTGACTGTTTCCTCTATCGGGCAACTCGCCTCACTTCTTTTTACCAAAATAAATTTTAAACTATTATCAGTTAAAAGTTTCTAACAACGAAATCATAAATCTTGTTTGCTATTATTTTCTGACCGAGTTCATTCGGATGTACACCATCGCCATCTGGTGTGTCTGTACTCGAAAAGTACGTTTTCCGATTAGCGTTAATCCATGGCGCTAGTCCGCTTTCGTGAAATAAATCAAGAACTGGGATAGAATAATTTTGACATGTGTCAATAATTGCCTGGTTGGCCTTCTGGAATACGCTATTTAATCCATAAAGGAACCCATCCTTGCTAATAACAGAATGAGATCCATCATCTACATATTGCCGCGGAGTTGATGTAATCCATCCAATTCTAGCAAGCGGATATTTAGCCATTAATGCCTTCAAATAAGTATTTACGGCTCCGTACTGAGTCGTTAAATCATTATCACCAAATTCCCCAAGCTTATCCGCTCCTAAATATGCAGGATCACTATAATCATTCATGTTTCCCATTAGTAAAATAAGATCATACGTACCTGTGTAATCATTCAATCTCGAATACCAATTTTTATAATTTCCATCTGGTTTTGATGGTCTCAAAATTCCAGTTCCACCTTCACCATTATTTTCAATATATTTGAATCCGCACCAGGCGTTTAAATAGTCAACCCAATTCAAGCTTGCTCTTGAATTTTTTTCGGTAATACTGTCACCAATACACAATACTGAATAATTCGTAAAACGTTGTAATTGAGTATTGCTACCGCCTCCTGCACTATTATGCAATTCAAGAGCCCGTACTCGTTGCTTAATGCCAGCCGCGGTTACATTAGAATATTCCGTAAATTTTGCATTAATTAAATTGGTCTGCAACGTCGACATGTTCACAAATCCAAAGGCGCTACAATTGTTATAGTTAATGATTAAGGTTTTATTGGAGCTATCCTGAATATAGATTTTTAAATTGAGTCCATCTTTTTCAAAGTAAAAAACAGATTGGCCTTCAACCACTTTATTCCATATATCAGCTACATCAAATTCTTGCTGGTTGGTTGATTCCATTGTTCCTTTCGTAAGACTGTACAACCGTCCCTTGGTTGCGTTCATAAGCGGAATCATTGTATAGCTCTTATCATCCATGCCGACAACTACCCAACCAGGCCCATCGATTGCACAAGATAATGATAGTTTTGCTTTATTAGTAACTATTACACCCCACGTATTAGAACTATCAACTTCAAATTCCAGGCTTCCATTGCTGTTAATAGTTAAATTCTTTACATTTTCCCGTAACTCAAAGTCCGCTAATTCAACAGGATGCGTTTCGGAAGAAATATTAGATCCTTTAAATCCATTAAGTAAAAGATCGTCGTTGTCTAACTTATCACTTTGCAATTGTAATTTACCGATTTGATCATCATGTTCTTGTAATAGTGATGACGATTTTATTTGTAATACATGATATGCGTCAGTAGTGGAAATTGGACTATCATCATTCTGCTTGATAATAAGTGTATAAAAGTTTGCACCGTTATCATCAATGGTAAGATGGTTTGTATCGCCGAAAGTCTGAATGAAATGATATTTACCACCAGCGTATTTATAATTCGAAAAGAAAAACGAATATGCAGTATCAAGATAAAATGTTGTACGCCTTGGTAATTGGAATGGCACACTGCTTCGAATCCGCTTACTAATGGCATCATCATTGTTATTTTCAATTAGATTACCATCTGCGTCATTGCTATAACTTCCTTGCACAAAAATAATTGGCGCAGTTTTTAGCATACCACCATTAATGATGTTATCCTGCAAATAATAATTATTATCTTTATTATTTTTAGTTTGTTTGCGTATTGCGTCACCAACGCTCAAGTAAGCATGTCCATCATTTCCAATTCTTGCATCTTTAATTTCGGTATTTTGGTCTTTTGTACCAGACAGCGTTCCAGTTAGATTTGCTACTTGATTTCTTATGGTTTCAACATTAGTTGCATCTGCTTTTTGATTGAGCGCATTTGCATTAGCCTCAGTTTCTGCTTCGTTTGCATCCAATCTAGCATTAAGCGAGGCATATTCATGCCCATTCTTGTCAATCCGCGCATTAGTAACTTCATTCGATCCGGGATAATTTGTGTTACCAAGGTTGTCAATCCTGTGATTGATAGCATCTACCTCGTCATTACCGGCTTCCCAATTCCGATTCAGATGATCTCGATAATCCTTACCCTGAAAAGTCTGGCTTTCATTTTCAAACACGCTCACACTTCATCACTCTCCTTTGTAATCTTAATCTCCCCACTACTAACTGTGAGTAGATAAATAGCCCCAGTCGTCGCATCCTTTAGTCGCACGCTGGGAAGCGGGCCTGTATCTATGCTGTCTAATTTTTGCTTGTCGGCTGCGGACATTAATCCGGCCGTATTAATCGTTGCTTCGGTGTACGTTTGCTGGCCGTCAGTGATTTTCTTATCCAGTCCAACGACACAATCGGCACCGACTTGCGGATAATACTTATCGCCCGCTTTGATGCCCATGTCAGCGTTATCGGAAGCTGCAACGAGTTGCACAATCTTAGTAATCACTATCACCCACCTTTTCACCGTAGACTCTTGAGTTGTAAGCCAACTGTGCAGTATCATTTGCGGTCTGCACTTTCTTGGTCAATGTATTACCGAGTTTAACGTTACTGTCATACGCCTTACGTGTTGCAGTCTCCCACACAACTGGGTCGAACAACTTATTGCCAAACGTTATAGTTTCATCTGATCGTTTTTCTTGCGGGTATTTAGTCATGCTGTTTATTCGCACCTCAACATCCACACCGAAACGGTCACGCAACCAGCCACTATTACCAACCGCAATATCATTAGGATTAAATCCATCGAGTTGCTTTTTAAAGTCCACATATTCCATCGTGTACTGAATATCTGGATAATCAGTAATAGCAGCCTTTAATTTAGCCAGCAAAGTATTCTTATCGGTAATGTTATCGTACTGTTGCGGCTGTGCATCAATCATCCCCCACACGTCAGCATTGGGACTTGTGTACTCAGCGGTCACAACTGGATTGTTATTATCATCAAGCTTGCCCTCACCAATAATATGAGTTGTTACGTTTTCATAATTATTGTTCTCAGAAATCTTGGAGCAATTTACATTGTCAACGAACACAAATGCATTAGACTTACCAATTTTCTTGGCAATATGAATGACATAATTGTCGAAATAATATTCAAAACCAAAATCACCAGCTAAATTTTGCATAAGCAATTCATTGGCAAAGCCTTTACCAAAGTTCTCACTGAATGTGTAATTAGCGAATGAACCGTCAATCACATACGTAAACTGTGTATTTTTTATGATTAGATCCATACATGTTTTAAGTGATTGAGTACCCGTTAACACCGACCTAACATAATGATCATGTAGTTTTTTGCTAACATGAATGGCTGAAACAGTATAGTTACGCATATTACCCACAGATGCTGGATTAGATATTAATAATCGATATTGCTGTCCCGTTTCAGGAACAGTAATTATAGTGCCAGGAATCATCATGTCTGCTCCGACTTTATTAGGGTCTGATTGATCCATATTGTTAACTAGAAACCCAAACCCAAGAGTGGAAAAATTATTCATACTGTCAGTAACGGCCACATCATAGGCGGTAATCGCCGTCTCATCACCGTGGGCATTTTTAAGTTGTAGGATATAATCCACCTCCTAATAATAGAATCTAGTTTCAAATGAGATTGTAAAATCCGTAGCACCAGTAATCTTCATTTCATTCCACCCCGGATTGAAGTCAATATAACCATGATCAGATAATCCGTTGCCGTAACACTGTGAATTATTCTTGACTGGAATCAGGCCTTTAATAACCAGATTATCTGTCTTGGCTAGGTGCATGTTAAAGTTCCATTCTTGGCCGGTAGTCACATTCTGGATTGTAAGTTTATCGCTAACGGTACCATTGAATCTAATCGTTACTGGTCGATCATCTGCCAAAAGCGGAATATTAGACGCATTGTAAACCCTGAATGACTGCTGATTAGTGAATGAGTAATTCAAATCCTCGCCGTTGGGAATATTCATTCCTAACCCCCATGATTCAGAATCATAGGTGAACGGGGTGAGTGTGGTTGCAGTCGATTCTGCATAACCATCTGGACAGTCCAGATTGACCGATACATCAGATGCACGCCAAAAATTATTCAGCTGTATTACGCTGAATGCCTCAGCTACGACTTTCCATCGTATATAAGGAATTCGCATATTAATGACATAAAATGGCTCATCGCTGCGAAATATTTTCATCATTAACAGTTTCTGCAATTCGTAGTCGTGCACATCAGTTGCAATGATGTCGAATACCATTGGAATCACAAGGTGTTGTGCCTGACTCGAAATCAACTTCGACCCATAATTGCCCACTTGCTTATAGTTGTGTTGGAAGTTCGTGAATGGCACATCAAACTTTTTTACTCGGAATCCGAGTTTACCTAAATCGTAGATTGTGCCATCCAATCGCTGAATTAGTATGGTTGAATCGAAACTTGTAACTCCACTCATCGAATAGCACCTCCATTCTGTGACAAGATAATTTGATTAGCTTTTAGCAACTTGAGCTTCGGATACTGTGCCTTAGCAAGAGTCCAACTATCTAGTTTAATAGTTAGATCCAAGTTACCGGACAAATCACTATTTGCCTTAGACTGTGCTGATTGATTAGCAGTTGTATGTGCTACACCCCGTGATGCAAAGCTTGGCACTGTGCGTTGAATACCTGCCTTAGCAGTTCCAACTACTCGCATAGCCTTAGCAATTAATCCATTAGGCGCTTTAGCAGCACGTGCTCTTGCCGCTTCAACAATCAGGCTGTCAGCACTATCACGCTCTGGGTTAACCACATATTCTGGGTTATTTTCAGCCAACCATGCTAGCTGTTTCTTCATGATACGACCACCTGAATCGTAACCCATTGGGCCGCTCACGGTAGAAAACGCACTTGACCCTGAGCCATATTTAGCCTTCATATAATGAATACCAGCTAGCAAATCGTCATACCCATTGAGCGGATTGTTGTGACCCCTGAACTTATACGCATCAAATGTTGGCTGAATCGTCTGAACGAGCCCTTTAGAAGGATGCCCAGCTTTAGCATTAGGATCCCAAGTGTTAATCACTGATGGATCCCCGTTTGATTCACGTCTGATAACCTTCATCCAAGCAGCCACTTGACTGGCGGTAGCGGCGAACCCGTTGGCCTTTAATGCACGGGCAACGTATGGACGCCAGCGATTAACTGAATGACCGGAAGGGTTACCTGCACTTGCCCCATAAGTCATTGGATTATAGCTCTTACCACCCAGACCAGCACGCAACTCATAATGGACGTGAGGGCCGCTTGATTGGCCTTCACTACCGACCCACGCAATAATTTGCCCGGCTTTGACATGCTGACCAGTCTTAACTTTCATTCGTTTCATGTGTCCGTAAATCGTATCTACGGAAGCACCAGACGGCTTGATAACAACCCAGTTACCAAACCCACTAGCCGGGCCTGCCTGCACGACAGTACCGCCATATTGAGCTGGAATTGGTGTACCTAGTGGCGCCGCAAAGTCGATACCTTTATGGAAACCACCTGAACGTGGACCGTATCCAGATGATTCTTTGAATGGTGAACCGAAGTGTGGTGCTAATGAACCAGCACCGTCATCACCACTGTCAGAAATAGAACTAATTATTTTGGAAATAACATCAGCCATCGCTTTAATTGGACGATCAACGAAAGCCTTACCTAAACCATGACCAATTGAGCCGACCCCACCAGTTTTGCTAGGGTTGAATATTTTGTTAGCCATATCAGTCATTGTTTTTACTGGATCAGTAATCTTTGATATGGCGTCAGATGCTGTTTCACTAATGTTATCAAAAATTGAAACTGCGCCATTTTTAGCTTTCTTCAAAAATCCAGCAACATCAATTGTCCCTGACGCATAACCAGGCAAAGTTCTTCCAAGGCCGCCATTAAATAGTTGTGCGGTGTCAGCCGCGTTCAAAATCTGGTCGCCTGGTTGCATATCTACAACCTCAGCCCCATTTGTACCGATAAAGTCAACTCTACCAGACGACTTACTGATACGAGCTTCTACCCCGCCTTCACCAACTAGGGCTTGTGATGAAGTAGCAGTACCACCGGAAGCATAAGCTCCCATTGATACTGGAGTATAACCTGATGGATAAGCGCCAACATTGATTGGTTTAATACCAAATCCTTTGACCAAACCGTTAAAGAAACCAGTAATGCCCTTCCAGATACCATGCAAACCTGATCCTTGCTTATCAGCAGCACTCATTGAACTATTGGATTGCCGCATTTGATGGCGAACAACCTCTTTAGACTGACCGGTAGCGGCCGCAATAGCATCAGCTTGCTGGTCTTGTTGCTTTTTGGTAACTTCCTTACGTTGATGCTCAATTTCATTAGTAACTGACTTATGCTGATCAGAAGCATGTTTGGTAACTTTTTTGTATTGGTCATTAGCAGCATCACTTGTTTCGTTGCGCTGTTTTTTTGCCTTAGAAACAATATCGTCATGTTGCTTTTTAGAAATTGAATGTAAATCATAGTATTCGTGATCAGCGGTTTTCTTCGTTGATTTATATTGATCAGTGGCACTATCAATTACTTCATCTCTAGTTTTACGAGCTGGCTTGACGGCGGCATTGTATTTTTTGTCAGCATTCTCTTGAGTTGCTCTCAAATCTTTTAAATTAAGCTTGCCGCGGTCTTTAAGCAATTTTTGGAGAATTGATTTCTGCTCTTTAGATCCTTTTTCAACTGATTTTGTGACGGCCGTATTAAGCTTGTATTCATCAGCCGTATACTTACTGATATAAGCTTTGTGAGCTGATGCCAACTCTTTGTTTTTCTCTTTTTCATATTGTTTTGAGTTACGGCCATACTTCAAAGCAATTAATTCTAGGTTTTTGGTACCACCGTTCTCGATTTTTTGAACCTTAGAATAATAATTGCTCGTATCAGACTGCATTTTGTTAATCGTTTGTTTCTTAGACCTAGCCGCCTTGGCGTCTGCATTTCGCTGAGCTTTAAGAATTTTGTTTTCTTCTGCCTGTGTCATCGAACCATTCTTGACTAATTTGTCTAAATCCTGTTTGGACTTAGATTCTTTGTTCTTATAATACTTGTCCACTGAATTGCGCATATTATTGAACAATTTATCAGTTTCAGTTTTAGTTTTAGCATAACTAGATGGATCAGCAGCCATCTTAACGATGACTTTCTTACTCAACTTTTTCTGATAAAATTTAAGATTCGATTCAACTTTTCTAGTATCTGTCGAAACGTCTAACTTAATTTTACCCGGCTTAATAACATGTATCTTAGGCTTGTTAGCGTCTAGGCCTTTTTGAATATCTTTACCAAGCGATTTCCCAATCGCAGCACCGGCATATCCCCCTAACGCTCCGCCTGCTAATGTCCCTACTGGCCCTAATAAAGAACCAACCGCAGCACCGGCAATAGATCCACCAGTTGATCCAACATAACCACCAACGTGTTCACCAGCCGTCTTTCTGGTTGTTCCTAATAATTCAGGAAGTGACGCAATCGCACTAAGACCAGCGGTTGACTTAGCTGTACCTAGCACACCAGATAGCAGTTTTGAACCACCACCCAGACCACTAGCTGCTTCAAGTTCTGCGGTTGAGGTAGCGCCACCCTTAGAAAATAGTTTTCCAAAAGCTTTAGAACCACCGGCTTCTTTAGCAACGGCCTTGCCACCACCAGTAAAACCACCACCACCGAACAAATCAACCATTTTAGACACGGCAGCCGTTTCGATAAGTGACTTACGCAAGCTTGACAACATGCCGATAAACTCAAGACCTTTTTTGAGCGCAAACATCGCAATAAATGCTTTGGTCAAGTTTTCAATCAACTCTTGGTTCTTAGATAAGTTCTTTAAAGCGTCATCAATCTTGTCTAGTGGATCTTTAGATTCTTGAGCCTTCTTGCCAACCAGCCCAAACATTCTGGCAATATCATACACAATATTGCTGAACGTCTTCCATGCTGTTTTACCGATAATTCCTAGTATCTTACCCAAGTTGCCAATAATGTCGACAATTGTATCTTTGTGCCCATCAATATACTTGATCAACTTGACAAACCAAGCCATCACAGTTGAAATAGCCCCAGACACTAGCTGGGCATACTTCTTCATCATGTCGTCTGACAATAAGTTCTTCATGTCTTTGGCAACACTTTTGCTCATCTTGAAAGATGAAGCCATGATATTACCAGTTAAAACTGACCAGCGGGACTTGATGTACATACTCATACCTTGGAAGGACGTCATCGCTTCCGCAGTACCGCCTTTGTACTTTTTACCCAGGTAATCCAATGCTTCGGTGAATTGAGTAGCCGTTAGCTTACCAGCAGCTGACATCGCATATAATTGCTTCATCGACTTGCCGGTCGCCTTTTGCAAGGCTTCGCCAAACATAGGAAAACGGTTGATCATCACTGACATATCTTCGGCACTCGCCTTGCCACCGGCAACAATCTTGGCAAACTGTTCGCCAGATTCAGCTAAGGCATCGTTACTCATGTGTAATGTTGAACCTAAGGCAACGAATGCGTTAGTCCAGTCCTTGGTTTCTTTAACGTTAGAGTGGACATGGTAGAACGATTGCGACATACGGTTGATCGTGTCAGCGGCATAAATCGAATGTTGTGATAGGGAGTTGATATAGTCGACCAATTCTTTGCCATCTTTTGGTGCTTCGGTTGTCAACGCAGTCCAAACAGTCTTCATGGTATCTTGTTCCTTGTTGTACTCCATACCAGCTTTAGCGGCGTCTTTCAGCCCTATAACTAGACCTTGTACGCCAGCCGTAATGGCACCGCCAAGGAACGTTCCTGCCACAATTTCTTTTAGATGTGAGAAACTATGCTCGGTTGATTCTGACTGTTTCTTCAAAGCGGTCAGCCCTTCGGAGGCTTGTCCTTTATTCAACTTCATACGCGTGGTTACTGACCGTGGCATCTTACGCATAGTATTTTCCCAATCAATAGCTTCGCCTTTATCTACTTTAGCCATCAATTCAGTACGCGCCTGTTTTGGAATACGATTAAGCAATGACCGAAAATTAGTAATTCCGGCTTCCTCGGCCTTAGCAACTAACCTTGCTTCAACAGGGCTATTAAATTCAGCTTTAATCTTGCTATGAGTTCGCTCGGCCTCATTCTTGACCTTATTAGCATTGTTAGCAAAGGCTTCGTCCATCTGATCTCCAGCATCGGATCCAAGCGTCTTCATTAAATTATTGACTCGTTCACGATCACTCATAAATGACTTGGTATTCATTAACAAATCAATTGTTACAGTTCCATCCGCCATGAACTATCCCTCCTTTGCTTTTTCTGCTAACATGCCGAATACTTGCCCCATCTGGCTATCTAAACTTGCTTGTGTGTCTTGATCATCCAAACGATAATAGTCTTGTGCTTCCAATAAGCTAGTAAGCTCTTCACCTTCCAACCCATTAGTTGGCTTCTGCCGAATAGCGACAATACGCCGAAACTGAGTTGTCTCACTAAGCCCGTCCAACATTGCCTTGAACTTTTCCCAACGCAGCTTGCCTTGTTGCTCAATTAAATCAATACGATAATCGGCCATAAACGATGCAAAGATAGCGTCGGCATCTTTCTCATAACTAAAAAAGCGCTCCTGTGGTACAGGGTCGCCATTTAAATCAACGCTAGGTTCATCATCATGATTGCCATAAACCGTTTGTTGAACGTATTTAGATATTTCAGACACGACTGAAACCATTTGGTCCGCAGTGACGTCCGCGTCTTCTCCTACAAACGCATTGAACGCTAGATAAATCTTGCGAGAATCATCAATAGCATCATCGTCAAGCAAGATATACCAGCGTAGCACATTGTCGAAGCTTAAATCGACAGTCCATTCTTCACCGCCAATCGTTATTGTTGTACCGAGCGGCTCAACTAGGCTAAGCATTCACATCACTTCTTCTTCGTAGCTTTACGTGACTTGTAGTAAGTGTCAATATAGCTATCCCGCTGGTCACGCAACTCATCGTATTCCTTGACAACCATAAAGAAAGCGGCCGCCATTCGTTCGGTACTCTTATTGGTTAGTTGATAGAGGTCATCACCAGCGCCTTCTCCAAATTGATCATCGAAAAATGCACCCAATTCGCCCCGTAAGTCCTTATAAAGCTTATTTATGAATTGGCGTTGTTCCTTCACCGGTTTGTCATCTAGTTCCGTCATTTTCTTTTGGTCATCCAACGCATGCAAGTGCTTGCCAACACTCAAACGAGTGTCTGCCAGTTTCATGTTCAACTCATCATTGAAGTAAAGCTTTGCATGGCGCTTACCAAACTTGAACTCCGCAAACTCCTGTGGTCCGCCCGCTAGATTAATTGCTGTCATAATATAAAATCCTCCTATATTTTAGTATGTATGGGGGTTGCCCCCCTGATCTATCCGTTTTGAACAGGCGTCTGTGTCTTACCAGCATCAGTTCCAGTGCTGATAGTGCCACTAGCTGTGGTAGTCTCATCTTCATCAAACTCAACCGTCTTACCGTTCTTGTCAGTCATGATTGGCTTACCATTGAACGATAACGTAAAGCTGAACGTCTGCTTGGCATTGGCATTACCACCCATTGGAACGACAGCCGTGATAGTCACATTAGCCACAATCACATTGCCGTCTGGGTCAGTCCAACGCGCCAGCGTCTTAAGGTTCTGACCAATAGCCAAGAATTTACTTGCAACATAATCTTGCGCAGCATCGCCAATTACTCGATGACCACTGAAAGCTAACGTGATACGCTTACCAGTCACATCAGTATCGGTAAATCCTGCCCCGTCATAATATGCAGTGTTGTCGTCTGTTTCGTTAGCGGCTGGAGTAACACCCGAGATACCAGCTGCTAAAGGTGCGAAGGTTGCCTTCGTTGTGTCTTTGGGGTCTTGACTACCCGCAGTGTCAATCTCAAAGACGTTTTTGTAGTTCATTTTAAATTTTGCCATTTAGTAACTACTTCCTTCCTTAATTAAAAAGACGCTATTCAGCGTCTGCAAAAGTGTTAACGATCACCGAAAAACTAAGTTGATAGGTTGAGTAACCTTGAGTGTCCTGCTCAGATATGCTTGGCTGCCCGTTAATCGTTAATGTTTCAAATTCAAAGCTCTTGTTGCTACTAACTAAGTCATCAGCCGTCAACACGTCTAGCGCTTGCGATACGAGCCATAGCGTCGTGTTAGCTTGTTGCTGGTTCTTAGTACGCATGCCAACTTCATAATTCATCTGCCACTGCTGATTACCAGCATAATCTTCGTCAAGCACTCGACTACCCGGCAAAGGATAAAGTGACAGCGAATCAGCAGCAGTAAGATAACCTAACGTACATTTCATTGGTAAATTTGGTACTTGGTTGATACTTGCTGCTAACCGTTCCAATAAGTCCATCACTTCATCCCCTTAGTAAAAGAATCTATCCAACTACTCATGAACATTGACTTAGCTTTCAAATCCCAGCGCTTTGTAGTGCCTGGGGTTGTGTAATTATGAACTGGGTGTCCGTTTATAATTCCGTAGAATTGTGCTCTAGCATATGGTGTGGAATATATTATCTTACTACCATCAGAAGTAGTGTGTACAGATTGGCGTAACGGTTCTTCTGGACGATCCTTAGGCACAAACTGTTCCATATCATACATGGCTTGATTAACTAGCGCGTATTGCCCACGTTTCACATTATTAAGACTGGTCTGATCCATGAAACCGTCTAAGTCAACATTGATTCTAAATGCCATTACAACACCTCCAACTCGTAAGAATGAAGTGCATTGCTAAAAGGTTCACGATTGTCGATAATCTTTTGGACGGTGTACTCTTCGCCTTCAAATACAAGCTTAGACCCAACGTTATTCTTAGTAATCGTTGGTAGCGGGCTACTAATCCCTGCGTACAAAAAAACAACCGCGTTAGCCACGATTGTCCGATCATTGTTGCTACCAGAGTAAATCGTTTGCGGTTGCACAACGCAATGTTCAATTGTAACCGGCTTGCCCGCCAATGGTTGACCCCAATTGTCCGTTTTAGTGGGATCAGTTAGCGTGAGTGTGATAGTTTGCTGGCACATTCGTTTTGGTGGCTTCATCATCAACGGTAGCTCACCGCCCTACTCATCAGCCCGATTTGAGCCAAAATCGCAACGACACCGGTAGCTAGTCCAGTCTTGCCGAAGTTAGTAGCATTAACGTTAGAGTTTGACTGTACATGAGTTCTACCAATCTCAATACTGGATAAGTCCTGGTTAGCAATGCCCACTGGCGTATCGGCACCCAATTCTTCAAAATACTCACATTGCAAAGCTATCGCCCGTTTAAACTGCTTAGCACGGAATACTTGCCATTGGGTGCCAGCCAAGTCATCAACCAACGAATGAGCGGCGTAGTCAGCGTTATAGAAGAACTGAGTCGTAATATCGATTTGCGTTTCAGCGGCCCGTTCGTGTTGATCAAATATCGTTTCATCAGTAATCATGGTAAATCCATTCTGTTGATACTCTTTAAACGTCAAATAGGCCATCTAATCACTTCCAGTTTAGATTATTTGCCAGATGTAGACGATGGCGTTCCTGGCGTAGCAGCTACGTAGATAGCTAGTTTAGCGTTATCGAACACGATAGCATCGTAGTATGACAAGCCTTTGACAGTAGTGCGGTAACCGGAACGGTCAGTGTCGTCAGACACGATGTCAACTGAATCGTACTTCGTAATTGGCGCAATCGCACTCAATGGGAGCAAGAAGAAGTTAACGGCGTCAGTGATGGTTAATCCTTGGATCCGCCCTTTAGCAACCGGGATAATTGGCACACTACCGTCAATTTGACCAACTTTGCGGTTAATCCCGTTGATACTCATGTCGTTAACAGAGAACGTCTTAGACACGCCATCAGCGTTCTTTAATGCCTTGTAGTAGGCACTGGAAACGAACATTGCAAAGCCACCGGGAACTTCATTATCAAGCATGAATTGTTCCGCGTCATCGTAGGCTGCTAAAGCGTTCTTACTGTCAATCGTGTCAGTAATCTTGGTGCCGGCGTTATCAAAGATGGTTTGAGCAATAAATTTATCCTTGTGTGGCACCGTAATTAGCCGTTGATGTTCTTCTACAAGGTTTTGCACGGTTAACGCGCCACTTTCTGACATATCCAACTTGTCTAGATCGTAGCCGATCCAATCTTCTTGCTTAAGTTCAATAGGCACCTTTTCGACGTTGATGTTATGACGAGCGTTATCCCCATTCCGGACGTACTTCGTAGCTTCTGCGAATCCATCCATCTTGTTGATACGTACAGTATGAACACCGTCAAAGTCGGCCGCCGTAATTGATTTGGCACCACCTTGAAGTGGTTGCCATAATTGTGATTCTGCCGCGTATTTCTGATCAATCGTAGCTAAATCTTTTTGATCTAAAACTAAAGTCATTGGTTATTTCCTCCTATTTTTCCGTAGCACCCATTCGTGCTGCAATACGTTGTGCGAGTGACGGTTCACCACCACCGGTACTACCGCTAGGATTTCCACCGGCTGTAATCTTCACGGCTGGTTTACCGCCGTTATCGTCGCTCTTGTCGAACAGGTAGTCATGTGACTCCTGCAGCTTCTCAATCTGTTCACCGATACCCGTTAATTGACCATCATCGCCAAGCTTGACAGTATCCATGTCGATAAACGGCATGATAGCCTTAGCATCGCGAGCTTTCGCGTCACGTAATGCCATTTGTACAGCATTGTCAGTTTTGACCTTTGTCAAGCTAGTAGCGGCTTCACTGTCCTTCGTCTTGATGGTTTCTTGTAACGCTGCAATTTGTTTGTTGAGCTTTTCAGAATTTCCAGCTTGTTCGCCAAGTGACTTGATTTGACCATCACGATCCACAACTTGTTGCTTAACTGAATCAAGTTCCGATTTAGTATCAGCTACTTGTTGCTTGATTGGCTCAATACCAGCGTTATAAAGTTTCATCACCTCGGTCGTTTGTTTATCATCTAACCCTAATGTTTCTAAATCTTTTCGTTCCATGTCAATCGCTCCTAACGTTATTTATTACGCGGTAACGGCCGCGCGAATTGATTGCATAAGTAATGAGCAGTTTAGTGACATACTCAGGTCAAATAGCATATTTATGGTTCACTACTATAGACTTGTTCCCGACTATAGTTTCGATGGAGGAAGTCATGTTCCTTTACCAGGTTGCGAATGTTGGCACGTTGATTGCCTAACAATGACTTATAGCGTGCTATGCCGTCTTTGTCGCCTAGCTTTTCAGCCGCTGCCAGCTTCTTCTTGGTCTGCCGGATAGCTCGCTCATAGCCACGCTGTTTGGCTTGAATGTCACCATTAGCTTTGGCCTCCTCGGGGTCATATTGGGGCTGGTTGTTCGTGTTGACACCCTCGATAAACGGATATAACTCGTGACTACAATTAATTCCTTGAACACCCGCGGGCGTACCATAACCATGGTTATAAATGCTGTCATACTTGGCGTTATAAGTATCACTACCTGGTTCGGTAAGATTGACAACGTGTCCTTGAATATAGGCACACGCTTCACGAGCAGCTGGATGTGAACTCATAACAGCTAAGGTAGTTCCAAAGTCTTGCATACGTTTTAAGCGCAAGTTATTAAACGTCCGATGGGCTGTGGTATTGATGACTGTGCGAGCATAGCCCTCTAGCGACCAATTATGGCCGCCCTTATCGACTAAATTGGACTTAATACCAGCATCAACCCATTTATAGACGTTATCTCGTAACGCCCTATCGTGCGTTTTAAGGCCAACGACTGTTTCCATGGTCGTCTGCTTGATGATACCTTGATAAGCTCGCATGGCTCCATTCTCACCGTAATTAGTAGACAATAGCGACTGGTTAACTGTGTTGTCTAAGTCTTTCCACGTTTGATTTTGTAAGGAGTTAATTGTGTCACGAATTTCATCATCAACCACGATTTTCTTATGCAATTGCTGGCTCAACGTAGCATCAATTTCGTTGACAATTTGAAACCCGTTATCACGTACGAGCTTTGTAATTGCTTGTTGCGATTTGCCAGTATATTTGGCCACTAAAGCAATGACTTGCTTGTTTAGCACGCCCATCTTGGACAACTGCTCAACTTGCCAACGAAGTGCATTCTGGCTATCTACCGTATCGAATTTAGTTGTTTTTAGTGTTTGGATAATACGTGCGTAAATATCCTGTTCAAGCTTAGAATAAATGTCAACGGCTGCGCTCGCATCGTGCATCATCGAATCTTGGGTAATCATTCACCATCACCACCGCCGTCCGTTGCAATTTGTGATCCCTCATAAGTGTCTGTTGGCGCTTCAGCACGTATCTTGGCTAATTCTTCCTGGGCCTCATCAGCAGACATACCATAGTTGCGCTGTAAGAACGTCTGCTTAGACATACCACCAGCAAGCATCGTCTTTGTGTCTTCTTCAAGCTGTTTGTCCTTGTCAACGAACACGCCATCATCAAAGTGGCACTCAACATCAAGTGGTTCATTAGCTAAATCAATATCAAATAGTGGCTTGCCATCTTCAAATAGTTCGCCTTTGCTTGCCAGCTCGAAGATTGCCATACATAGCTTATCAATTGCCTTCTCAACCATAGTTAGATAGCTCGAACGTGTCTGATAGGTCATACTATTATTGCTGACAACCTCGGTAGCTGTCTTTAACCCGTCATTTGAGTACGAGAACGTGCCACTTGATAGCCCAATCTGCACCTCAAACTCTTTAATAAAGTGATTAATAGCATCTTTATATTGAACTGTTCGAATGGCCGTTGTCATATCTTTAATGCCGGTAGTTTTATCGTCATCGCTAATCATGCCGACATATAAGTTTTGGTCTGAATCAAAGGTTGGTTTGTGCTCGTCATCAAAGCGTAGCATTTCCGGCTTGACTGCGATATGTCTTTGACCTAGTCGAATCTCCCACATAAATTGGTCATGAACATCGTTAACGTCATCTAATACGTCCTTGGCGTTATCTACAACACCCAGCCCCAACGGACTTTCGATATTGATGTTGTTAGCTCCTGGCGTTTTAAAGTAGGCAAACAATGGGCTTTGTAGATTATCAATCGTTACTTGTTCTGCTAAGTCCTGATAAACCGGCAGCATTGATAGTGGAACCTGATTGCCGACTAAGTCAGGGCTGTCAGACTTGTATAACTCATTGGTTATCTGATAAGTACCGTCAGTTTGCCATTGATGAAACTCCAACAGTGTGTAATACTTCGTCTGGTTTCCTTCTGTGACTTGTGCCCGACTAGCGATAGCAGCCTCACTGATGTCGTTCGTATTAGATTGCAGTGGGTAGAACTGATCAGCCCGTACCCAGGCAATCTTAATATGATTGCCATCGATGTACGGTCGCATTGCAAAGCCACCTAAGGCAACACCCTTTTCAAGTGCTTCCTCGAATTTGTTTTTGAAGTCGTTATCCAACAATACTTTGTTTAAAAATTCATCGGCGCTATTGTTATTGTTGATATGAATGTCTGCCTTCTCATTGAAGACCACTGACGCAATTCGTCGGGCGGCCGTCTTAGTAAGGTTTAGCGTGTTCTTTGGTCGCCGCTTCAGTACGCCACTCTGGCTCTGATAACGAACATAGCGCAACTTGTCACTGTAATAATCCAAGTCGGTTTGAATACGAACATACTCATCTGGATCAATACTGATACGAGGATCATCCGTAATTTTACTTAAGCTTCCTGTTACTCCCGTGGCTGCCGCCCCCTTCCAAAATAAATCTTTAATTCGTTGAATTAGTCCCAATTGCTTCACCTACCACTTCAAACCCAAGTCTACTAGATTATCTAGAACCATGTACATAAATGCATCGCATGTATGGTCATCAACCTTGATAACCTTTGGCTTGTCGGTCTTTAACGTCTTTTCGTCCCATTGATACTTGCGATGTTCATCAATAAATATCTGGTTCGCTTCATTATCAAGATAATAAAAACGTCCAGTGGCTAGTAAGTCCTGGACATGGTCAATCATTGCTGTCTTTTCAATCTTATTGACGTGATGCCAATGTCGGCCATACTTCTTAAAGTATTCATGGTCAATAGCATAATCAGACGTCGCCTCGTCGGCCGATCGTTTCCATGCTTTCTTATGCCATTGCTTCTCACGACTATCCTCAAATGCGTACAGTTCGTCTGCTAACTCGCTAGGTGGCTTCTTGACTGACTGATGAGCTGGTGAATAGTAATAAGTATCTAGCAAGATAACGCGCTTCTTAGCCGTCAATGCAATACATAGCTCAGTCGTGGCTGACACCTGCTGGCCGCTATCTTGGCTGAAGTATAGCGACTTAATGTAGTCATCGTCTGGGAACACCTCTAACGGCTTGAACAGGCTCGGATTATAGATGTTCGTACCTAACCCAATAACTTCGCCCAAATAAAGCCAGCGATAGTAGTCGTAATCGTTCTTCTTGTACTGTTCTATCAAGTCAAGCGTTTGCTTGCTAGTAAAGCCACGCACGTCGCAGCGATAGTCACTCGTGTCAATCAGATAATTGTCATCCTTTGACACTTTATCTATCCACTCGTTAATCCAGTCATACGGGTTCTTAGGTGGGTTATATGAGTAGAACACTTTGACCTGATCAATCCAATCTGGCTTCTGCCGAATAAACGTCGGGTTAGCTTGGTCGAACACGTCACTAGACTTCATGTTGGCGGCTTCTTCGTACCAGACAGCCACTACATCACCTACGATGTTTGACTTGAGCTTGTATGGGTTGTCGGCGCCATAGAAGTAGAACGTGCTGCCAGTTCGCTTGTGCTGTATCGTGAGTGGCGATTTATAAGCAATAAACTCGTTGTCCATGTCAAGCATGCTGAGTGCCCATTGTATCTGGTTGTAAACCGTGTCATGTAAGTCTGACTTATTTGCCAGCACAGCGATGACGTTGGCTTTGTGATGCTGCATGATAGCCTTCTTGACCATTGTTACTAACTTCAAGCTGATAACGGACGACTTGAACGAGCCACGGCCACCGTTTGCAACGATGTAAGGCTTGCCAGTCGTCCACATTCGCTTAAAGTGGGGGTTAATCAAGTCCGATATCCGAATAACCTTCTTGATATTCGTATCATCAACTACCAGTGTCTTCATCTTCTATGCCTCCCACATCATCAACTATCAGTGTCTGTCCCTCATTACTATCACCACTTCGGGCCTCTTTAGCTTTAGACTCAGCAATATCAGCTTCGGCCTCAGCTTTTCGAATTTGAGCTTTGACTAGCTTATCATCGCCCGGATACCGCTTAAGTATCTCCTTAACAGCACTTATCCGGGTCTTCAAGTCTGCCTCCTTCTGGCTCTCGTATACGCCTTCCGGAGTGCTCGATATAACCGTTTCTTTCTCTTCCCCTCTCGCTATCCGGGTAAGCAATTCGACGGCCTCTGTGGCGTCCATAATGCGTTTGGAAGCTATCTCGGCCATTCGCTCATCGATGTATTGCTTGATGTCAGGTTTTGTCAGGTTTTCCTGTCCAACTGAGCGGGCTGAGCGTTTACTATACCCCGCTTTACGAGCCGCATCAGCAGCATTGCCAGACTTGATATACTCGTCGGCAAACCTCTGCTGTTTTGGCGTTAACTTTCGTTTCATTACATACCACCACACCTCCGTTTTTAAACCCGCCGATTTAGACTAGTTTAGAATTAATCTAGCTCAATTGCTTAATTCGTTTTGACAAACAATAGCAACGCTTAAATAAATTAATTTGAATCCATGATTCAACGTAAGAATGATTATTCTCGTCGTATTTCGTTATATAATGATGTACCATTTGCTCAATTCCCTTTCTTTTCCGAATTAAATCCATCGTCCTGTGAAACTTGATATACCGGCTTAGTTTTATTTTCCAAACGAAAAGCGCCATGCTGTTTAGCACGACGCTTCATCCATTTATCTAAGTGGGCATCAGCCTGCACCCATTCAGGCGGCTCGTATCCGTACTTGCTGTGAATCATTACTGCCATGACGTCACTCCTAAATTTATGTATTAAAAAAGCCCAGTAATTAGCTGGGCTTTTCGATACATCTATCAGAAATTTCCATAACCTCATTTGTAATTAATACAATTAAAATTCCATAGCTATTTATCGAAATCTTGTGCATCAATACCCGTTGCTCCCATTAAATCAAGAATAATCTCTTTTGCTAAGTCTTTACTATAAGAGTTTAATTGTTCTGTAAAATCTGGCTCTTCACTTTCATACAAATCATTGAGTAATGGAATAATATAACTATAAATATAAACTATTAGTGGGTATTCTTTTAATTCCACCAAAACGTTATCAGTTATCCCATCGCTAACCATTTTAGACTTTCGTGTATCAACAACAATTTGATTATGAACATCAACTTTAAAATACACTTTGTTACCACGCTCAGTTAACTCCATTCCAACACTTCTCAACGGAAACTGTCGAGAAATATGCATCTTTAGAACTGACAAATCAGTAACGTTTGGTGAGCGACCAATTATCATATCTTGCAAATCATCTCGTTGAATTGTTCCCGAGAACGCATTCATTGCTGGCAATCCAATATCAGAATTAATTTGCCTGTTGTTTCGATCATACTTCCAAAACATCCAAGCAAAAAAATTATCTTCAAGATAATCAGTATCTTCAACATTGTCGTTACCAATTAATTGAAGGATTTGGTCAATTCTAGTTTCATCACTAGTGAATATAGCAACATATACTGCTTCATCCATATTAATAAACAAAACATCCGTAAAATCAACAAAAACAAAAGATTCCCTTGGTAATAGCTGAGTATGATCTCTATTGCTCCACATTTGATTATGTTGTCTTTCCACATTAACAGTTCTGTGCATAAAGGTTACAGTTTTTCTATTTTCGTTACCATCATCAGAAGTATCAGGAATCTTAATGCTATAAATTCTGTCCGGATCAACAGGGTCCTTTCTCCAGGATCTGAATAGCGATAGCTGATCTTCAGACATCTCAGTTAAATTCTGTTTATCTTTTTCACTAATTCTTAAATCTACTTTGTCTTGTTCGACCAAAGTATTAATACTTTTCAAACTTTCAAAATTTTCACTTAATTTGTACAGACACACATTTCTATTGCTACGCCGTCTACCCATCAATAACCCCTACCTTTTAATCCATATTCTTAGCGAACCACCAGAAAATTTAGTCAGAAAACCAAGTGGTATCCATCTTATAAATTGTCTTCCACAATGAATAGCGAAAGATATGTCACTGTTTTTTGTATATCCAATAAGTGGTACAACCTTTAAATCCTTAGTAAAAGTTTCATTAACATTTTTATAACTAAAATTATCTATCAATAATATGCGAATTCTTCTACCATCAATAATATCTTGCTCTTGGTTAAAATCACCTGCATCAGCAATTTGAACAATTTCTGGATTGAATTTTATGATTAAACTGGCACGCAAAAAACTCAACAACCAAAATGAGACTTTCCCTCTAGGCAAAATATCAAAAGTGTATTTGATTGTTTTACCTTCATTACACCCTTTTTCATTAGCAGCCGAAAATACTAATTCATCTATATCATTCCCATCACATTTAAAAGTTAGCTTCGTAATAGGAACTTTTATCGCACGCTTGAACTTCGGTGTAAGAAATCCAACCACAAATATCACGAATTCCACCAAAATTGCTGAAACTAAAGCGGCAAGAAACAAAGAAATACTAGCTGTAAAAGTTTTATTCTTAAATCCGAATATATTGAAAAGTTTCGTAATTAGATTTATTTGTCCTGAATTAAATTTTAAGGAATACGTTAACGTCACAACAGAAATACAAAATTTTTTAAAGGCTGCACCTATTTTATCAGTCATTTAATGACCTCTGCATTGCTTTTATTACTTCCCGGACTTCTTTTTTGTCATTATTTTGACCATCTGAAGTAAATGTACCGTTAGCATAAATTTCAATATCTATAGAGCGTAGCCTAAGACTAGCACCTTTAAGATCTATCGCATGATTATTAATCATTTTTTTTAACTTTTTTTCGTTAACACTAAAATTATTAAACATCTCTATTACTTCTTCATCAAACTCACTTGAAGAAATATCAACATCTAAAACAGAGACTTCATTATTTTCTTCTATTAATACTTTCAAGGTATTAAATACTTTCTTAGTTGTAGGAATAAAGTATTGCATTTTATACCTACTAAACTCATGAAAATATTTGCTCTTTTTGGAAACCTCAAAAAAAGCTTCGGGTCGATAACTAAACAATAACGCCGTCCCATTCTTATCCGATACCAAATCAACAAAACTACGCATACTTGTAAAATATTTAGGACTTTTGAAGAATTTACGCGGCATAAAAATAGGCTTATAGACTGCCATTAGCTTCTCCTCCCTTAAAAGCATCTGCACATAAATTTGAATATGTGCCAATCACATTACTTCACATCATTATAACAAAAACTCCCGCTAAAAAGCGAGAGCCAGTTTGGAGATTGCCCGTTTTGGAGCCGCGAACGCGTTTAATGTGCTTGGTAGGGATTTGCACCCTACATGATTACTCGGATTAATCGGCAGCTCCGTCAAGCTAATCAGGTATGCCTTCTTGTGTCTACCTATTCCACCACAAACACATAACAGTTTAATGACTTGCTTGGGTCAATATGATTGGTGTGGGCCAAGTCGCGAACTTATTTCAGATTCGCAACTTTCCCCGCTAACTATATCGCTGGTAGGCCTCGAACCTACATCCCATTGTGGCTTGCCAATTAGCCCACAGCGATACTCACATTTAACGGCCGACGTTAAATACGAAGACTAATGCCGGCGGCAGAGAGGAGCGCATCACCCCTTATAAATCCGCCGGCAACGTAGCCTGCTGGACTCGAACCAGCGACAACCTGATTAACAGTCAGGTGCTCTACCAACTGAGCTAAGGCCACAATAATGCTAGGTAATAATTGCCCGGGGTGGCTTACCTAACATTCGATAATACTAATTTACTCCCCTTTTTGACTTATTTACCGGAATCAACACGGAAACTTGTCGGAATTTACTCGGAATTTTGTCGGAGTAAATTCAGTCCTCGTCGTAGTGAGCAATAATCTCTGGCTCATACTTTTTAACGATCAGGTCTTCCACGCCATCCGGATATATCTCAGCGAACATTAACTGGGCTTGTTTCAAATACTTATTAAATGTTTTGTCGGAGATATTCAGGCTAATCATGCACTTAGTTTTCGAATACCGTTTAACATAGAGCAGCATTAATAGCTCTGAATATTTCTCCGTTTCTTCATCAATTGTAACAGCTTCAATGACCTTGACAACTAAATTAGCCATAAAATCATCGTTAGCTTTACTAACTTGCTTGTCTTCAATATGGTTGCCATAGCTAGGACTTTTAGGCATTCCGTCCATTGCTGGACTTTGCAGGTTGAAATTAACCCTGCGAGCTCGTAGTCGCCATTTCCAATAGTCTTTTAGCACCCGTTCCGCATTAGCAATTGTTCGTTCTTCATCAACGTCCTTAAAAATGCTCTCCATCATGCCACCCCTTGTTTTGACTGTGCTATAATTAATTTATTCGGAATCAATCGTAGCGGCGTCAGTGATGGCGGCGCTTTTTATATGTTATACTTACAACGGTCATTCGAGTGGCCCTGTGACTAGTCGCCTTAACAGGCGGCTTTTTGTATGCTATACTTCAGGCACACTTGTTTAGAGCTAACGCTACTAGTAATGATGCGTTACTTTTTGTTTGCAATTCTTAAATAATGGAACTACTCTGTAGTTGCACGAATGTATCAAGCCCAGCGTCTTACCATTTATTTGGTAAGACGTTTTTATTTGTCTTCCTTCAGCAGTTCGGGGTTCTCGTGCACGTTGCCAATAACCTTGATTTCACTAATATGGTCACTAACCAGCATTTCATTACCAGTAGCCAAGTCTTCTCCCAGAATATAGCTGTTTCCATCTTCAATGATAATTTGTGAAACTTTTGGTTGAGCATACTTGTAACTAGACTTGATAATATCGCCTTCATAAATTTCTTTACCGTTCACGTCTTTCAGGCCGGTAAACTGCTCCAATTTATAATTGTCTTGATCATCCTCATATTTCATTTCTCCTGAATCATTAATATCCCACCAAATATGTGAACCATCCAGGCCCATTACTGCGTTAATTTCATTTATATATTCAGAATCGATCTGATTCCACGCTCTAAACTTAATCATCGTCGCCATCTCCTAATGTAATATCGTCTATTTGATCGAGTACCCATTTACAGCACGCAGATACTCCTATGAGACGCGCCTCGTCAGCTTCACGCTTGCGCTCAATTAACAGTTCACGTAATTCTTCCATTTCTTCACTCATCTTAAATTTCCATGCCTGATCCAAACGCCATTATTACAACTAAAGCAATAACCCAACCGTTAGAATAAGATCCCACATAAGGCAAGATTAATATAGATGCTATCCAGGCTACAGTAGTTATTAAATAGCCAATCTTATTTTTAGTACTCATTTTTAATCCTCCCCGAACGCCCGCTTATTAATGTTGTATGGCCCATATTATTTAGCCAATTGCTTATTATCCTGTGCTTTAGCTTTATTTGCTTCGGCGTGTTGCTTCATGCGCCGGTGCTTCCGTTTAATCGTTGAACGCTTCTTAGTGTGTTTAGGCATAACTCACAGTCCTTCCGGTACACGCTCTTTAATGTACGTGTCAAATTGCCGCTCAATTTCACGACTCTCTCTGGCTAACTGATCCACTGTTGTAATACGTTCACTACCGGTCCGGATTAAATACCCACGAAGCCAGTGCAATGCGTCCTCGACATTCTTACAATGCGCTAGGGGTGCTTCTACTAGGCGATTGATGCCAGACTTATCATCATAGCTAGTTACTGGGTGGCCCTGACTGTCTAATGACATCCTGTTAACCTTAACTTCGTATTTGTCACTAGTCAGATGATACTGTCCAATTTTCATATCAATCATGTTTATTCGTCCTCCGTGATTTCATCTATTTCTACTCTAGGATTTCGTTTGTCAACGGCAAATTCGTCCTGAAATCCCGTGATATGCTTTCGATTGTCGTTGCCTAAAAGCCCAGCCTTCATAAAGCCGTCCAGCACAAACTTTTTAGCAAACGCGATATTATCCGCATCTTTCCGGTTGTTCTTCGTGTACCACGTAAATTTAAGCTTGCAAGGCCAGCTGAATTCGACTCCAGAATTTCGACTAGCCCGCGCATATACACTACATAAGGCCGTGTACCGCTTCTTTAGTTTAGCTGCGGCGTATCTGTTGGCCCGTTCAGCCTTGATGTACTCATTTAGGCTAGGCAGCTCGCCTTTGATCACGACTTTGCTCATACTTTCGGCACCCGGCTAATGTAATAGCCATTAACGATCCCGTTAGACATACTGGCCTGTCTAATCGAAAACTCTGGAGCATCAATCTTCTCACATAATCGTGCCAGTGTTTGATAGGCGATCACTTCGTCAGGATTGTTATACTTCTCAGCACGCCAGTAAACGTTAGTCAGTGGCAGGCTGTATTTGTGGACTAAATCATTTACCCGCTTAAGCTCAATCGACGTACTGTCGGATATTTGTCTGAGAGTATGTTTGCCATGCTTATGTGCTCGCCGAATGGCTTTAATATCTTCACGTTCTCCCTGCTTCGGATCTTGTTTCATACTGGCTAGGTAGGCCGCATCACTGCGCACCTTAGTCCCAGGCTTAACCAGTCTAACCGGTAACGGCCATTCACCAGATTTGTAGTTATGCTGCGCGAGCTTAAACATTTCCGGTTCGGGCCCGATTGCTAGTGGGTGATCGATATCGGGTAGATCAGCGTTAATTACTAGCACCTGTGTTTCAGTCATGCGCTCACCCCTCTTTGACCATTGACTTCGATTTCAAAAATTTATTAGCAAAATACTGCTGCCCCTTGCCCGTAATTAAGGGCGTAAAGCGTGTCTTTGAACCATGGTTAGTGGTGATCACGGTTTCTCTCACTTCCATGATTCCCAGCTCCATCGCTCGTTGGGTCGGTGAGTTGTAACGTTTCCCCATCGCTATCAGGTAGCCATGAGTTCTTAGCCAATCGAACAAGCGGTTTTGACCAGTCTTAATACCGTGCTGGCGTAATACCTTAGCAAAATTACCAACGCTGATAGAATCGTCTGAGCCTGAAACTGCTTGGCCTAATCTAGCTGGCCCTTGCAACTGTTCATTCTCCAGTTTCAGCTGCTCGTTTTCCCTCATCAGAAACCCATATCCACGTTTGACAACCTCCATAGGGCTGTTCCATCGTCTTTCAACAGCTAGGAAATAGTTACGATAACGGCTACCATTTTGGTTTCTAACCATCATTGCTAATTGCTTAGCCATGTCAAGCGTAATAACATAATCGTCAATTTCCCGCACGGCCCCATTGTTGACAACCGTACTTGATGTACACTTGTCAAAATCGACCCCTTCATCAAACAAAGAAAAATTATTTTCGACCCAGCGACTAAAGCGTTGTGCGATTTGAAGCCCTTTATATAGATCCCGGGCAGACACCAACTGCCGCCCATCTTTTTCAGTGATTTTAATCAATTCATTCATGCGCTCACCTCTTTTACTTGTCATAGGCTAACTTCCTTTCAAGCTCTTGTTCGTAATGAGCGTGTATCTCATTCGTGCAGTTAGGGCATGGCTGTACAACCCAGACACCTTTCATAATCTCAACATGTACAATTTTTGTTCCGTTGCATTCACACATTAGAACGATACCTCCCGTTTGTCTGGGGTCGCCGCCGTAAAGCTGATGACGTGCCCATTGATGCCACGATATATACGCGAAATGATTTTTGGATTATAAACGCTAGCCAAGTCGGCACTACCTAAGTTGGTCGTGATAATGGTTCGCTGGCGATTATTCACGATGCCAAACAACACATTTTGCACATAATCGCTGGCTTCCTTTCGGTTCTTGCTTTGATGGCTTTGGAACGTCGCTTCTGAGCCTAAGTCGTCAAGTACAAGCAAGTCTGCATCACTTAGCAATTGAACCATGTTCTGTTCGGTATAACGGCTGTCAGGATGGCCGAAACTGCTTTTAATCAGTCGAAATAGCTCATTTACGCTAACAAACAAACACGCCATTGATTTATCTGCATGATCATTGACCGCTTTGGCAATAGATAAGGCTAAATGTGACTTACCGCGCCCAGGTAGTCCCGTCAGTATCGTGTTGTACGTGGTTGCCGGATTCAAATACTCGCCAGCAATCTTCCGTGCCAGCTTTAGGTTATTCGCTGACTCCGAACTGTTCGGGCGGAAATTATCAAAGTTGGCATCCATCAGGGTCGGATCATCGAATATCGAGTCCATAGCTAGCACGTCCGAGGTCCGGCGCTTATGCCAGTAGTCATTGGCATGGTCAATAATCTTATGGTTTTGCTGTTCAATCGCTTCTTTGGCACATACCATGCAGAATGGTTGATGTCCCTGCATGTAAACCATATTCACCCCATGCCGTGGGCAAACTTGGTCACTAGTCTTTAACCGTTGTAGCTCAGGAAAGCTAATCCCTCGCGCATTCTTAGAAGTCGTTTCTGACATAGGTTTGCGCCTCCTTCGATGTCTGGTTGCTACCATCCGCTGCTGGTTGCGTAGGCGGCGTCATATCGTACTCGTCCATCCAGCCACGGCCACCGAGCCAATTATCTAAACTTTTGGTATAGTACTCACCCGTGCCATGTAGCTTTAAGTAAGCCTTGTACTCGTTAATCTTGGCAACAATGGTCTCTAAGCTAACCCCCTCAACTTTAGCCGTATAATACGCGTTATAAGCCTTTTGAAAGTCACGCTTTTTTGGATATATTGACCAAACCTGTTCGGTAAACTCTTGCTGGATGCGGTCACGAGGATCACGCGGTTTGGTTTTATTTGTTTTGTTATTATTTGATTTACTTTGTTCTGATATACTATGTGGATTGTCAGCGCTGTTTACTCCGTTTCCGGCGCTGGAAACCCCGTTATCAGTATTGGAAACCCGTGACAAACGATACTGATTAAGAATCGAGCTATCTTTCTTCTGTCGAGAAGCCAATTTATAGTTCTCCTGAATTCGTTTAGACGTTAAGATTTTTTCTTGCTTGAATATCTCAGCGTCGAAAAACCCTACCTCACTTGCTTTTAAAACCACGTCCTGTACTGCGCTTTCCTTGGCACCAATATCATCAGCCACCAAGAACCGCATATCAGCATCCCACGTCATGTAATACCCTTCATCTTGATAAATATTACAGAGCAGGCAGATTAGTACAGCAATCGATTGATTTCCACAAGCACGCATGATTTTACGGACCTTAATGTCACGCAGAAAATCTACATCTAAGTTGAAGTAGTCAATTCCCTTCTTAATTGGACGTGCCATCTCGCACCTCCTGTCCTTATTAATGGGCCTTTCACCCGTTCGGTGGATTCAGTCACTGCTGTTCAAGCCAATTCTGTTTTGTCAATCTATGAGTAAGTCGTCTGCACTAACGACGCTCTCTAACTTTTTGGTACTACGACAATAAGCACAATGTCCGCATTGGATAGAATCTGCTTCACCTTTAATGACATCTTGAATATGCTGTTGAGATTCCAATACCTGGTTCATAGCATTAGTAAGTCGGTACTCCGGTAAATCAATAGCCTGCTTGTCTGGTGGATCCTGTTTGCTTACTGCCACGATGTACGGTTTACACGTCGCACCAAATTGCTGCTTAATCAACTCTTGATAGACTGCCATCTGAAGTGGGTAGTTATACGCATATACAAACGGTTCTTTCTCACGAGTTTCTGGATTCCAATACGCCTTGTATATGTCAGCGGTCGTCTTGAGATCCACGAAGTAACCTTGTTTCAAATTGAGGCAATCAATCTTGCCCTTCCAGGGATAACCACCGATTTCACCAGTTACAATCACTTCCTTATCGCCTTGATAAAGAAGATTAAAATCATGGTCGTCAGATAAGGCTTCAATCATGGATTCAGCAATTTTGAAGTCCTTTTTGAGATGGCCCTTGCTCGGTCCTCGGCTTGAAATTGCTTCGGAGTGTTCATCAACGAACTTCACATGAGCCTCCTCGCTCTCAAAATAGCTGTGAAGCCAGTTTCCAACGACTAACGCCGTTGAGTTCATACATGGTTCCCATTTACCCTGCAACTCGGCTAACGCTTCTGCTTCACAGGCTAAAAACTTCTTGAACCATGTTGCTGACATAAATGATTGATCTGTCCAGCGATCGTAATAGTTAGCTGGCGTCAAGGTCTCCGAGGTTGTCGAAGAGGTTTTGCTGGTCGACTTCGTCTTTGACAGGTTCTTGATCATTGCTTGATGCCTCCTTTACAGCCGTTCTAACGGGCTCTTTAGCTGGTTCGGCAGATTCTACCTTCTCGGCTTTATTCTCTGCTACATCAGCTTCCAATGACCTTTTAGTCGGTGTTACGTCTTTTCTATCGTCATCCTCATATTCGTTGCTAGTGGTTTCGTTAACTGCTTGCACGAACAAATCGTTATCACTTGAGCTGTTAATGTAGAACTTAGCAGCTCGATTAATTACCGTCCGTTTAGCCATCTCTTCTGGGAACTCGTTTTGAACCTTCTTCGTCTTAGCGTGGCTCCAACTGGTGTCGATGTCCTTTTTTGTCATAACCGTGTATGTCCGGTTACCGTTGATGTCTTCGATCCATGCGAATGCTCCGATAATTGGCTTGTCTAAGTTCTCAAAGCTTGGCTCGAACTCCTTAACCACCAGCACCCCATTTTCACCGCCAATCTTGAACGTATCGTCTTTGTGGACAACCTGTGCCTGAATATCCTTAACGTTTGAAAGACGCTTTACAACGCTAATTGAGCCGAAATAGGAGCGCTGCATGACTAACTGGTTGCCATAAGGAATGAAATAGCATTGGTTTTTAGCTGGGCTCAATCCTTGAATTGCCATGTTCATCAACGCCTTGATAACTGATCCTTGGTCACACTTATCAAGTAATGGTTGGCCCTTAGACGTATCACTCAAAATCAAGTAAGCACTGTTTAATGCATTCCCTACTGAATAATCAGGTGGTAATGACAAGCCTTCATTATTTTTCATATCCTCAATATTGTTATTAACCATCGTAACTAACTCATTACTCATGCTTCTTCCTCCTCTGATACCCAGTGATAGCCCAGACGTGTCATCATCGTGTCTGTGTCGATGTGTGCCAGTAGCTCGTCCCATAGACGAGACTGACCAAACACATCAATCAACCATTGCCAATTAGGTTCCTCACCTTGATCTGGATACAAAACACTTACGTCAGTCGAACCGAAAGTGACGATACAAATGGCGTTCAACATATTGGCCTGCATATCAGTCGCCCACTGCTTAAAGTCATTGTTATCGATGTAATCTTGGAACAACTGTGCCTTGTCGAACTCGTCACCATCGTAGCAATAGCTATCTGCGTCAAGTACCCAGTCACGTGAGTCGTTACGTTGCTGCCAATGCTCATTTAAATCTGCCTGTGCTGGCATCATTTTGCCCACCTCCGTGCTAAACGTTGTCTTAGTGACAGTTTCGGAGTACAATAGAACTCGAAAATGAAATTGTTAAGCGTCTTTGCTGCACGGGTACTCCCAATACTCGAGCAGCTTTTTTTGTACTCAAATTTAGGCTTTAGCGATACTTTGCGTACTTCCAATTCGTTCGACCTCCTTAAATGTGCCAAAAACATTATTCAATTCTTCAATTGTGATCTGTTTGTAAAGCACGTTTCCGATTCGGAATGTAAATTTCATCGTCTTCATCTCCTTAAATTCCAAACCAACTAGCAACTTCATGACGCTTGAACCACAATGCAGTTAACGCGCAGCCTACTAATGCTCCTTCAATCATTGCTATTTCCTCCTAGCCATTTTCTTGATTGACTTTATCGATTACTTCCTGCAATTTATCCATTGGAATACCGGCATACTCAGCTTTCTTAGCCAAATCAGTTATCTCGGCGCTAATTTCTTCTGCATATTCACGTGGATAACGTTCAATAACTAGTTGCTGCGCTGGTGTCCGATCTCTCGGCTTGACTGTAATAGCTTCTTCAAACTCAACCTCAATTCTTTCTCGCTGACACTGTTCCTTTTTCTGTTTCATCAAAGCCGAGAACATATCACCTTGTAGCTGACGATCATTCTGGAATGACAGCACGCCGAAATTCTCACGAGCACCAGAATATTTAAGCCAAAAATCGTTAATTACATTTGCTAACGACTTCCTTATTTGTGAATCAGTGCTTCTTGATCCACTCTTCAACCGAGACAATTGTCCGGGAGAAACATGCGTCCTATCTGCAATCTGCTGCTGTGTTAGTGTTTTATCTCTACCTAATGCCAATGACAATTGCTCTGCAAATTTGTTCTTCATACCTACACCTCTGTATTTTGGAAAGGGCTTTATATCGCCTTTCCACGTAATTCACCTATAATTTAAATTAATCGGGATGATCTAATAGGTAATCCACCATCTCAGCTGCTGGAATCTGCCAGCCGTTATGGGTATTCACATAATCAATGAAGCCACCCTGTTCAATATCCAAATCATGGCGATGCTTGGTTAAATATCGTGAGGCTCGTTCGGTTGATTTAGTTCCGTATTTATACCTGGCCAAATCTTTAAGCTTCCAAGTACAAATACCACGCTGTGCTTGCTTCCAAGCTTGAAACTTCTCGTATTCCTCCTGACTGATATACTGGAATCCTTTAGGTGCTTCGTGTCGAACTAGAATCACATCTGACATGCTCGTACCTCCTTAATACGAAACTGACATAAGTTGGCTAGCTTGCTCGTTATACTCGGCCGTTACTGCTCGAAATTCAGCATCTAGTGCTTTATCGCTTAGTGCCTCAAACATTACTCTTGGTGTTTCCGGCTTAACCTTTGCTAGTGCATTAATTAATGTAGTTCGTGATAGATGTGTCATTTTGCCGCCTCCTTTTTATGACTAATAGTCATATTATTTCCACGCAAAAGATCATCAACAGTTACGTTTAACGCGTCCGACAATTTTAGAATAGTATCAGTAGAACCCTTTCGTCTGCCATTTTCCATTGATTGGACCATTGCTACAGAAACTTTTGCATGTCTTGCTAACTCTTCTTGGGTTAAATTCATTGCTTCTCTATAATATTTAAGTTTCAAAATCATCGCTCCTTTCATGTACTAATAGTACTATGTCTATTTGTACAAGTCAAGTCTTTTTGTACAAATAAAATAAAAGGTCTGTCCTTTACTATCTGTACAAGCTAAAATACTAATTGTGGAGGTTATCATAAATGACTATTGGCAAAAGAATAGCAAACCTAAGAAAACAAAAATCTTTAACCCAGCCCATGCTGGCTGACGCAATGAATGTTAGCCAAAGCACCATCGCAAGTTGGGAAAGTGATAGAAGATCCGTTAGCAACGATGACTTAATAAAGCTATCAGATTACTTTGGAGTAACAACCGACTACTTGCTTGGAAAGAACGGTACTCCAAAATGGGCCAACGAGAAAGACACTAAAGACTTACAAGATTTTTTAGATGCGAATGAGGGTTCGATGACCTATGGGGGTGAAGATCTTACTGAAGAAGAAAAACAACAAGTGCGTGTGGCTATGGCAACAATATTCTGGAAACGCCACAAGCATGATTAGGAGTTTTACTTATGGATAGAGTAAAAGATATCGTTAAAACTATTGTCAATCGTTATCACACAGCGGACCCGTTTGTAATTGTGGAAAAGCTTAACATACAAGTGGAATGGTGTGATTTTGGGGCAATGCCTCTAGGTAAAAATGCTTATGACAACCAAGAGCCTATTATACTACTCAATAATTCTATTAAACACACGCCTACACAGTATTTCATACTCGGTCACGAACTAGGACACGTTATATTCCATGAGGGGTTGATTGGGTACTACACTTCCGTTAAACATGGACATTCTAAGTTTGAACGTGAAGCTGATGAATTTTCAGTTGGATTGATGGGAATGTTGTTTATTGAGGAAAATGGTCATATTCCCTATTCATACAGAGAACTGTCCTATCAATACGGGGTACCATTCGACGGAGATTAATATCAATTAATTTGGAGGAATTTTCATGTCACTAGGTGACTTATTCAGAATAAGCGAATTTAAAAATACTATTCAAAAATCAAAAGTGGAAATTGTTCAATTAGAGGAAACCATTGATAAGCTGAAAAAACAGAACAACATCAAGCTATCATTACAGCAAATGAAGCCTGAACAACTTGACCAACTCATTAATTCTAAACACAAAACACTTGATGAATTAGACAAACAGATTGATCTCGCTGACAAAAAGCGTATCAATGCACTATCTGAAATTGAGAAACAGTCTGACATGCTTAACGAAATAAAAGCCGACATTAGTGACCTTTCTCCTGATTTAGAAATGAGTTCATATGGTCTGTATCAACCGCAATATGACTTTTCTGATTCCTTAGGCTACAAGGACAGATTGCAAGAAATCCGTGATCAACAAAAAAATCTAATCAAAAATAAAGCTGCTTGTCTTTTTAACAATCATTGGCAAGTCAACGGAAGTATAGCACAAGGAAGAAAGATGAATCGTAATAATATAAAGGCCATCCTTCGTAGCTTTAATAACGAATGTACAGATGCTATCAACAAAGTATCATATTCAAATTTTGATCGCATCAAAACAAGGATCATTCGCTCATTCAATCAGCACAATAAAATGTATGAAGTTGTTGAAATCAGCATGGTCAACAATTACTTACAGCTCAAATTGAAAGAACTTCATCTAGCTTTTGAGTACCGACAAAAAGTTCAAGAAGAAAAAGATAAGCTTCGTGAACAGCGAGCACGGGAAAAAGAAGAAAAAGCTTTGCAACGGGAAATTAAAGCTCAACAAAAAATGCTTAATAAACAGATCGATCATTACTCAAAAGCAATTCAAGAACTTCAAGAAAGACAAACTGAAGATCCTCGCAACGAGGGATTAATAGCCGAAATTGAAAAATTAAAGCAAAAACTAACACAATATGAAGATAAAAAGGCAGCGGTGGATTATCGAGAAGAAAACGCAACCGCCGGATATGTTTATATCATCTCTAATGTTGGGTCGTTTGGTAAAAATGTCTTCAAAATTGGTGTAACCCGCCGCTTAGATCCAATGGATCGTATCAACGAGCTCGGGAGTGCTTCAGTTCCGTTTAAGTTTGACGTACATGCATTAATATTTAGTGAAAATGCATACCAATTAGAATCTGAACTACACCAGCGGTTTTCACAAAAGCGTGTCAACATGGTTAACAATCGCAAAGAATATTTCCACATTTCCATAAACGAAATTGAAGATGAATTAAAAAAATACAGCAATTTGACTGTAGATTTCAAAGAAGCTCCTGAGGCTGAAGAGTATCGAGAGAGTTTAGCTATTAGCACAGAATCAAAGCAATAATGTTATTGAAATTGGATTTGGGGAAATATTAATTTGGAGGAATTATTGTAATGAGAAAAATTATTATGGCCAGTTCTGTTTTATTAGGGGGATTGTTACTTGCAGGATGTGGGAATTCTAGTGCATCGAACAAAGGATCATCAAACACTGCCAGATCTTCGAGTAGTTCAAACGTAAAAATTACCAATAGCGATATTTCCAATCTGCAAGATGGCACCGCTGATTCATTAACAAAATCCAACTACAAAAAATATGCTAGTTCTTTAATAAAATCATATTCAAGGAACTCTGATACTTATCACAAAAAACATATTTCTAACTCAAATACCAATCCTACAAGGGGAGATTACCAGATTTCAGTTAAGAACGGTCTTGAAATAACTTACTTATCAGGTTTAATTAATATTCCTGATCAAAATATTAAGGGGCTAAAGCTGTTTAACACGCAATACTGGCTATCCTCTATTGATAAAATAAGCAAGTCCTCACTAAACCAAATTGTATCTGGCAGTGACGATACCAAACCAGTGTTTAATAGTGATAATGACACTGTTAAAGATGGTGATGCTGTGGTTATGGTAACAGTTGAAACTGATTTCAAAAATACAACTGAATCAAACGCTTAGTTACGATGGCTTATCTGGATACGCTGGTGGAGATTACGACTTCACTACTCCAGATGGCAAACAATTCGATCGTGAAAAGGTTTTGTACAATGACGAAACTGCTGATGTAGATGTGCAAGCGGGAAAAACTGTAGAAGATAAAGACATGATTATTGTTCTTGCTTCAGGCAATAATCTCAAAGCGGCACTCGCTAAAGTCCCAAATACCTATTTACAAATCAAAACTGCCGGTGCTGAAACTAAAGATTACGATCAAATTGATGGAACTAGAACAATTAAGCTTAACTTGAAACATTGAAACCAGTAGCTGAAAGTATAGCCATGGAATTGCATGTAGGGCACGAACATGTGTTCAACATTAACGTTGTAGTAGGTATCATTTGCTTTATAGTGTTAGTCGCCATTTTAGCTTACTGGATTCATAAACGAAAGTAGCACCCTCGCCCACTACCAGCCTAGCGGGCTTTCACGCGAGCGTAGTTCAACGGTAGAACAGTACTCCTTTGAATTGCTAACTAGATACTTTCAGATGTAGGTTCGACTCCTGCCGCTCGCTTTAACCAGAAAGAAGGCTTAATGCTATGGATAATGAAATTTCAAAATACGAGCTAATTGCCACGATGAAGAAAGATATACAGACATTTATGGACTCAGAATCCATGTTATATCTAAAAAAAGATTCATATTCAACAGAAGAATATGACCGTATGCTGACAGAAATAAAAGATGATTTGAAAACACGGCTATTGCAAAAATAATTATGAACTCAGTAAATGATAGTCAGCCCTAGCTGACTTTACGCGAGTGTAGTTCAACGGTAGAATGGTTCCTTTAATTCAAATATAGCCTACCTTCCAATGCAGGTTCGACTCCTGCCGCTCGCATTGACCAAATACTGATGTCGCTAAAAGCTAGTCACAACACATTCTTAGGAGAAAATAATTTATGTCAAAGACTTACAAATGGACAAGGAAAGAACGTAACATATGCCTTAAACCATTCACTCGTCCCTACCTAGATTCTAGGCATTATACCGAGTTTAAAATGAACAAATTACCCCTTTGGATGAAAACATATGGGTATTGGTTAAACCGAGAAAACAACAGTAGCATGCCTAGATTTTATCGTAAATTTTCCAGAGGAACTATTGTAATGGTAAACTTTGGAATTCAACTTGGTGGTGAATTTTCTGGACCACATTTTGCTATTGTTCTGAACAAGAACGATACAAAATATAGTTCTGTCTTAACGGTTGTTCCTTTGTCATCAAAGTATCATAAAAATTATGCCAACCTTGGATATGAACTGCTCGGACAAATCAACAAATTATTTGAAGATTTTCATAAAGAAAACATTGATAATTTAAAATATTTAAATACAGAGTTAGCAAAGCTGATGGATGATAACACAAGTGGTCAAAATTCCTTTCAATTTACTGAAGAAGAATCTGATCTGCTACGACAAAACGGAATAGCAGACGAATTTAATCACAAAACATTATTAATTAACGCTGGAGCTAGTAGCCCCGAAATTACCCAAGTAGTTCATTTAATGAAATCTGTATCTGATTATCAGTCGTACAAAAATATCCACGCTTTTATATCACGAGTTGAACCGCTTCTTAAACGTAGCAATCATTTAAAACTATTGATGGATGAAGAGAAACAAATGTCAATTTCGCTGGGATCGCTAGTCAATAAAGCATCAAACTTCAATGCTGTCACCTATGCAAATACCAGCAATATTACTACTGTAAGCAAACTAAAAATAACAAAATTTTCAAAGGGAAACATTTCAGAAAATACCGCAATCTCTTCTGAAAGCATGCGTAAAATTGTCGACAAATTGAATGAATCTATTTAATATTCTCCACAGTTGGGTTATACTATTGGTACAGGTAGCTTGCTACCGGCCAAATGGCCTAAATTTATAGAACAACTTTGTTCGGAGAAGATTAAATAATCTTCTCCTTTTTGTTTTTCAAGTAGCACCCTCGCCCACTACCAGCCTAGCGGGCAACATGCGAGCGTAGTTCAACGGTAGAACGTGTCCGACAATAATAGAGTCCCCGCTCTTAACAACTACTATGCAGGTTCGACTCCTGCCGCTCGCATTTAAAACTTAATTGGACCTTTAGCTCAGTTGGTTAGAGCAGACGGCTCATAACCGTCCGGTCGTTGGTTCGAGTCCAACAAGGTCCATTCACGCGAGTGTAGTTTAGTGGTAAAACGACAGCCTTCCAAGCTGTAGTCGCGGGTCCGATTCCCGTCACTCGCTTAATACCCCAATTGGGGTATATATTTTGAGTTAAAAAGAACATATGTTTGGGAATGTCAACCTATTGTTATTTCCAGTTGGGAGGAATAAAACATGTCAGTAACCAAACTTAATAATGGTAAATGGCAAGCCCGTGTCTCTTATAAAGATGATGACGGTAACTATAAGTCGGTTACTCATTTAGAAAAGCGCAAAACTGACGCTGTTGAGTGGGAAACTAAAACTAAGAATGCTCTGCTGGAAGGTGCTGACTTATCACGTAGTACCGAGAGTCTAAAGCATTACTTTCTTGATTGGATCAGAATTTACAAAACTGACGGTGTATCGCGTCATACTCACGAGCTATATATGGGCAACTGGCGTCACATCTCTGCATATTTTAAAGATCGACCTATGAGCGCAATTAAACGTCCAGATTACCAGAAGTTCCTGAATGAATTTGGCCGCAGTCATGGAATTGCCACATCTCACAAGCTTCATCAACAAGTACACACTGCAATCAAGGACGCCGTAGCTGATGGTATTCTAAAACGAGACTTTGCTTACAAAGCACACGTCACTGGACGCCCTCCTAAGCCCGTAGAGGAAAAGTATTTGACGTTGTCCGATTATAAGAAGCTGCGTAAATACCTCATTAAAACGGCTGATTATGACCACATGACTATGCTAATGATGTTGTTTCAACTAGAAACTGGAACCAGGTTCGAGGAAGCCGCTGGCCTAACGTGGGATAATTTGGATTTGAATAATGGAATAGTTCACATTAAACAGCAATGGGACGCCCGTAGACAGGCTTTCCGTCCAACTAAGGGAAATGGACAGGCCAATGGAGATATAACCATAGGACCCGCCTACTGTCGTTTTATGAGGAGCTATCGTAGCACGCAGAAAGATTATTTAGAATTACACGAAATGAAGAATCCTAAGAACCTCGTATTTTGGTCTAAACTAGGAAAAATCGTGGGCAATGGGAATGCAAACGAAGAGCTAGGACATATTTGTAACCGTCTAAATATCAATAAAGTTACAACACACGCCATGAGGCATACACACGCTTCGATTCTTATCTTAAATCATGAGTCCCTTCCCTATGTTCAACATCGCCTTCGACATCAAAAACTAGAAACGACCGTTAACACCTACGTCCATCTTATTGAAGAAGAAAACGGCGTATCAGATAAGAAGGCTACCGAGCTAATGGACGAAGGATTTTAGAAAATGATAATTTTGTGATTGCTGTATCCCTTGTGGCACAATGGATTACAAAATCATTTGTTAATTTTTCTTCCAAAAACTGCTATATTTTGACTACTTTTTTCGTTTTTGGAAGAATCGTGGAAGAACATATCGTGTTTGAGTGGTTTTCGAGTGTAAAACAAAAGCACCAAAACGCCTTTATATCAGCGTTTTGGTGCTTTGTCGTTTCTCTATATTTGTCGACTTATCACCCGCACGGGGATCGAACCCGTAACTCCGCCTTGAGAGGGCGACGTCTTAACCAATTTGACCAGCGGGCACAAATTCATTTATTATCTTACCGAATGATAAGCGGCTTGTCAAATATAATTAAGATTTTTGCCACCTAAAAATCGTCACAACAACTAAACCAACAAATAAGAGCAAACAGTAGGCCACACTACACCAAAAAACGAAAGTCAATAATTGCGGTAACAAAAAGCTGCGCATAACTGCTAATCCGATGGCCGTGACCGCCCATACGATCAATTGTTGTCGCAGATGATCGAATAAATGATCTAATTCTGACTTCGACATACACTCACCTTCCATTCAACTAGTTTAGCCACCAACTGATACGATATTCAAGCAAAAATGCAAAAAATAGACACAAAGTTTCAGCAAAGTCTTGACAGTATTTGCTGGAAAAGTTACTATTAAATAGTTGTTATTGGGTATTCGCCAAATTGGTAAGGCAGCGGACTCTGAATCCGTAATTTACTGGTTCGAGCCCAGTATACCCAATATTCGTTATCAGCTGTTATCATTGGTTGTCAAAAACACCGTGATTACAGCTTTTTTATTACTCTAGTTTGTCATTGGTTGTCATCTCTTTTCACTAAAAGTCAGCCAAAAGGGCAGCCAAAAATATAACAAAAAAGCCACTGTTTCCAGTGACTTAATACTTGCGCGGGGCAGTGACTGTTAGCCAACTTTGGTTAACAGTTTTTTTATTGTTAAGCCATTAGTCTAACGCTTATTATCAAGGCAATGACTGCGATAGTAATGTGTATCACAAAAATAACCTTTCTTATAGTTTTAGGTTCACGATAATCAGACGGCCAATGCAAAAAATCAAGCACTGACAAAACCATAAAATTAAACGTTAATAATTTTATTCCAAAAATAGGTACCGGCGTAGATAAACATAAAACTATGTGGCCATCTTGAAATATGCTAGAAACTATCAAATAAGCCGGAACAATTAACAATGTAATATTTACAGTAACTTCAAACAACCATTTTTTTATAAAAGAACTCATTTACAAGGACACTCCAGCAAATATTTAACTGCACATTATTAATTATACAATAAAATTGTTGAAGTTTGGCTATAGTAGGCATTCAAACCGTTAGATCACTGTAAAATTTTGCAAAAGCGTGTAATGCTTCATTCTTCATATAATTAAACTTGCTGACACTAACCGATAATTGGCCACAAGCTTCACTGCGGCTGAAACGTTTCTCAATAATGTAATCATGTAAGATAAATTGATATCGCGGATCATCAATTGTATTGAGGGCGTCTTCGACTTCTTTTAACTGGTAAGATAAGTCAACATGGTTTATCAGGCGGCTTTCAGTGCCGTTTCGGCTACTATGACTGGATACTCCATCGAATGAGGGACTAGAAACTTGGTTATAAGCCGTCAAATCACGTTTTAGTTTGGCATATTGCTTTAACAAATTACGAATTTTCTTAACATCTTGGCGCATTGGAATCACACTTTCTAATCCCAGATATATGTATTAAAAAACGGGGCTATTGCACCCCGTCTTGGCTAATATCAATACTATTAATACTTGGATAATTATATTGTAGCGCTTAAAACAATTTTTTTCAACTATAATTGTTTAAAATGAAGCATATTCACTTAAAAACTTATCCAGCTACTAAGCCACGCAATTGTTGAATCATGCTGACGACTTGATACGGTGTCTTTGCCATATCGGTTACCCGGTTTTGATACCAGAATTGTGTCAGCAAGGACACGGCAAAATCGTACTGTTTGTAGCCAGTCAAATCCTCATTCTTGCTAACAGCTGTCTGTACGTAGTCCTTGGCGGCGTCTAAATAGCTTTGGATCATTGGGTCATCTTCGGTTACGTCAATTCTTAGGCTTAGTTTAATATCATCAACGGTTACAGCCATGTAATCACTCCTTTATTAGGGGGTAACGAATCGTGCCCCCCTTAGTTTTAATTTATGTATAGGGGGTGCCAAATCGCCACCCCCTTGTATAACCGTGCCCAAAAGTGGGTACGTACCACGGTGGCTCCCCCTTGTATAGGGAGTGGCGACCGTTTTTTTTACTTTGCGTTAATCGTCGCCGAATTGGCTGTTGTCTTTGTTGAGTTGATCACCGGTTTACTTACTCGCAGGACCAGCCGGTGCAGGCGTTGCAGTTCCTAACGCCACGTTGATTACAGCGGTATTATCAATCACTTCATAATCGTTCCGCACAATTACGGAAAGCCCTTGGCTGAACTGGTCGAACTTGTCCCATTGGGCGGTTACTTGGTTACGCCGGAAAACAGCCACGGCTTGTGATAAGTCCCCTACAATCATTGGGAACGTTCCGTTGGCGTTGTTGGCCATTAACTTGTCACTAATCATGACGACTGGCGCCCCTAACAAGGTGAAGCCACTGGGTGCCGTTGGGTTCGGTTGTAATAGGTAACGTCCCTCGGAATCTTTCAAGGTATCAAGGTAGTTGAACCCGGACTGGTTCACTAACCACATTTTGTTCAAAGCAGGATCTAACGTCACATTGAAAATCTTTTTAAGATCATCAATATTGGTAGCCGTTGCTTTGGCAAAACTGGTTCCCGTTAACAGGCCCATAATTTGCGTATTGTCCGTGTTATCAACCAATTGTTGTAATTGTGTTTTAACTTCGCTGACAATATCAACTTCGGCGTCTTCCACCACTTCATTAGATAAGGCAATCTTACCCGCCCGGGTCTTCACATCAAATGGCACTTCCGTAAACATGTTCGCGTTAACGTCGGCAATGTCCGCTAGTTCTTCCTTGGTGGCCAGTACCGCAGATTGTTGACTAGTGGCAATTGGATAAGTCCCGGAACCACTAGAAACTTGCTTAACCGTCGCATATTGGGCGAGGTTGTAATTGGATTGCTTTAATTGGAAAACGGGGGTAATCAGTTCCTTAGGAATAACGGCACTGGCACCGTCCGTCTTTAAACCGTCCCGAGTTTCCCCGTGTGTCCGGACATATTGTTCAAAGGCGGGAATACCGGTTTTGTTTTCATTGTCGTTGGTATTGGTATTGGGATCAATAATTGTTTGTTTTGCCATGTTGTCAGGCTCCTTTGCTTGATTGATAAATTTTTCGTAACTACGACTTTCAATTTGAATCACTTGCTGAACACTCGATTGCCCATAACTTGGAATAGCCGTAGTCGTTAATTCGTATAAGTCTTTGATATGGTTGACCGTCCGGGTAACTTGACCGCTCGCAGTATCTTGCGTCCAAGTATCATCGCCATTGTCTAAATCAAAAGTGAACGAGCACCCGCCAATCACCCCATTTTTAATATTGTTATACGTATCCATCGCATAACTAACGCTAGGGTCTAGCTCCGCCGTAAACTTTAAACCTGTATCATCAATGCTAGTGGTGAGGGTTCCATTGTCGGCCCGGGCTAACGGTTGCGCCCAATTATGACTATTCAATAGGACTAATTTTGATAAGTCCAAGCCATCAAGGGCGGCGGGGTCAATCATTTCAACAAATTCGGTGCCATCATTCGTACTCATTTTCAATGAGGGGCTATTGAACACCACGGCATAACCAGAAATAACTGGCTTGCCGTCAACTTGTTGGGCTTGCGTGGCTGGTTCACCTGAATTGGACTGATCCTGATTTTCGGGTTCGGTTGGGACGGCGTCACGTTTTTCGGCTTTCAGTTCAGCCGCCAAGGTAAATCGTTGCTTATTCTTCACTCGTATTCACTCCATTCTTTTGTAAGTTTAGGAAAATATTGCCATCGTCAGTTGGTGGTAAGCCAATCTTGGCCCGCGCCTCATTGCGGCTCATAATACCGCCCGTATAACCGGCCACGGCTTGGGCTTGCTGGGTTTGGGGGTCAAGGCTCAATAACTTGTCCGTATTAAACGTAAAGTCATGGCCAAGCTTGAACGATAGCTCGCTGGTAAAGCTATCAAAGTAATGTTGTAACGTGCCTTGCAGGTATTGCACGCCACTTTGTTCTTGGTTAGAATGATCGTTTTCAACCCCTAAGCGCTCCGGTGGTAAGCCAAAAGCCTTAGCAATTTGTCGGGTCGTCCAGTCATTCGAGTTGACCAGCTTTAACACATCGGTATTTAAGGATAAGTTGCTAATGTCCATGGTATCGTCAGTCACAATTGTGTTGATCGCGTTGTCACCCGTATTGGCTTCATCAAACTGTGTACGAATATTGTCCTTAGCTTCCGGCCCTAAATCAGATTGATGGACTTTAATAACCGTAGTGCCGTGCACGCCAGCAGTGAAAAAGCCGGTTAGCAATTTATTGCCGGCCGACTGAATCTGGCGTTCATCTTTGAGGGCATATAGGGGACTAATTCCCGATACACCGTCTTTGGTGAAATATTTAAAATGTAAAATGTTGTTAGGTGCGATCTGACGACTGTTACCGCCAATTGGGGTATAGGTGTAGGTCAACGCCCCGCTGACGTCATCTTGCTCAACCGTCAATTGGTTATTGGCAATCAATTTCAACGTATGATTAGGCAAAATCTCGGCAAAACTATTGCCATTGAGTAACAGGTTAGCCGCCAACGCATATTTGAAATGGTACCCGTCCATCTGACTATTGGGGGTCTGATTAATCATCGTGTTAAAGATTGCTGTATCGCACATAATTGGATTGCTGGCAATATCGCTCGCAATAATATTAATCGCCGCGTAAATGTCACTATTACGCAACACCGCCGCACTCACAAACGTATACGGGTCGTTACTTGACAAACTAACCAAGGCGTCGGCCACCGGATCATGTGTGCCGCTGGTGGTATTGCTTTTAACAAAAAAACTCATTTAATCACCTCTTTGCTTTTCATAATTAATTAGCAAGGCCAGCAGAATCATGGCTATACCAGCCAATATCAATCCCGCTTGCCAGCTGATCCAGCAACCAAAACCAATCACTAAGCATATTAAGCCAATCACTAACAAGATCGTTTGTACATAATCAGAACAGATCTGCCGCAGTCGCTGTTTTATAGTAATCTTCTGCATGCTGTTGATCCTCACTTTCTTGGTAATAGTCCATACCCGCTACAAACGCGTTAATCAACGCCGCAATCGGGTCAATCCGGTTACTATTGCGGGCTTTATCCAGTTGCCAACCATTGTTTAGCACTTTCAAGATGGCGTTATTGACCGCATAAGCGAGAATCTTGTTGCCGTTATGTTTAATCTTGTCATCGTAAAGCTGATCACGAAAATTACGAGTTGGAATATTCAAAGTCTTGGTGCCTTGTCGCACTTCAAACAATGGGTAGCTTAATTTCTCGAATTTTGTAATTAACGTTTGCGCGTTATACGGGTCATAAGCGACAGCTTTCACTTTCCAGTTGTATTTTCCGACTAGTTTTTGTACAAAATCAAATAGATTGTCATAATCAATAATGCCGCTATCTAATCGGGTAATACTACACTCACCCGCCCGCTCCATTGACCGGTAATCAATGCCATCACGTTTAATCTTAGAATCAAGGCCGTATTTAGTCCCCACAAATGAATGACTGTCACAATAAAACTGACCGTTACCAATTGGAATGAGCCAACTAACCGCGGTTAAGTCATTACTTTTGGATAAATCAATGCCAATATAGGCGTCACGATTATGTAAGTCGGGCACCTTTGCCAATTTACCAGCGTCCCAATCGTCTGCTGAAATATAACTGTCCTCACTGGCTTGCAACCACATGTTGAAGTTCTTAACCAGTATTGGAATTAGATTATTTTGTTTAATGGCAAGGTCAACGTCGGCCTGAATCTTTTCCGTCATGCGTTGTTTAACGTGTGGTTCACTGAATAACGGGTTGGCCTTAATCCAATTAGCTTGATCGTAAACTTCTTCGCGGTCGTCCAGTTCCCATATTGCCACAAAATAACGGTAAGCTTCGGTTTTCCCCTTTAAAACGTCCGTCAGCATGTCATATTCGGCGTGCATTGGAACGTTAAGGTTAAGACCCGAGGTGGAAATCACCGCCAGCAAGGAGTTATCCTCTTGTGCTTGACCAGACTTTAAAACGTTGTACACTTTGCGATCTTTAGCTTCGTGCCATTCATCTAAAATAACGGTAGTACCAGCATAACCATCAAGCGTACTGGTATCACTGGCAAGGGCCAAGGCTTGCGAATCAGTTTCTAAGTCAGTAATAGCTTGTTTCTGCACCTTAATTCGTTGCCGCATGTACTTCGATTGTTTACGGACTTGTCTTAACCCACTTGAAAGCATGTTATAGCCCAATTTAGCTTGTTTAAGGGCGTTGCTGACGAATAATACTTGTCGGTTGCGGGCGGGCTGACGTTCTCTTAAAAGGCCATTAGCGGCCATGCCAGAAGCTAGATAGGTTTTACCATTCTTACGAGCCATACTAATAAACGCACGATCATAACGTCGGTTACCGGTAGTTTTTTCGCGCCAGCCATACAGCTCACTAATAATCCATTTTTGAAATGGTTGCATGGTGAGTTGGCTACCGTCAGTCTTAGGCATTAATTCGATAAATTTAACTGCCTGTGCCGCTTTGTCTTCGTCGTAGTAGAACGGGAAGCTGTCGTCCTTAGAACGGCTTAAATCGCGTTTAAATCGCTCGCACGCCCATTTGATTTTTTGACCAGCCAATACTTGACCCGATAACACTTGGTCAACATATTCAATCATGACAACATCGCCTCGAAAGTATCTTCGTGTGTCTCACCTTTTTGCTTGTTTAATTCCATGCGGGCTCGGCTCGATAGCGACATGCCTAAATCATTGGCTAAGGCTTTTAAATCTTTCATCGCTTGTGACTGCAAGGCCACGTAAGGGTTCGGCTTACGTACACCAGTCTCTTGATTAGTTTGTACCAGCCCGTTCTTACGAATATCATTCTCACAAGTCTGTACCGTTGCATAAGCGCGGCAATAACTGGCTAACATGGCCCGGTCAAGTTCACTAATTGGGGTATTGGCCTTTAAATAAGGCGCTACCCGTTGCCATTCAGTCAAGGCACGATCATGTAACCAATCTGGCGGGGTTAAATCAAGCACCGGATAATCAAATAACGCTTTTTCAGCGTCCTTGCGTTGATCACGCTCATCATTGGTTAAATGTTTCTTCATACTAGCTAAGGCTTTTACTTTTTGGCTCATTCGGAGCACTCCTTTCGTTTAAATTTACGTACCAAAAAGCCCCCACGGGTTAGACCCATAGCGGCTGATTGATACATATATCCAGAATTCATTTATTATACCTATATTATCGCACATATTTCTAAAAAGTGCAATTAATAACATGTATATATTTACACGTTACCCCCTGACTGGCTATTTGTTTAAATTTCGCATTATTAGTAGTGATATTTCACAATCCAGCAAAATCAGCAAAAAATCAAAGTTCAAAAGGGACTTTTATAAACACAAAAGTATGCTGTCCGCTCCTTTTTGATCGACCATAGCCCCCCATATCAACGTTTCTGGGCTGTCATGCCGTTTCGAATTAGTCTCGTGGCCGAAAATTCAGCCGCCAACTTGAATTGTTCACTCGGCCGAAAACTTGGCGCAGTCAATTGCCACTTTTGGCAACGTAGACGCAAAATGCGGGTTGGTTAACTCGGTCGAAAACTCCGCTTAGTAGCTCGGCTGAAAGTTCAGCGCAGTATTGCGCAGATCTACTACCTAAGTTAAACTTAGCCAGTCTGATTCACTTAGCGGAAAACTCCGCTCAACTAAAAAGCGCCGCACCTTTCAGCACGACACTCATTGATTATTTAGTTTGTTGTTCCCGTTGTTCTCTAGCCAGTCTAGTCTTCCGGTTATGATGTCGGTAACACAGTGGTTGTAGGTTACTTTCATCTAAGCGACGTGACCAGTCGTCTTTGATTTCGATAACGTGATCGACCACATCGGCTTTACGGATCACCCCATCTTGGTAACATTGCACGCATACCGGATTGCTTTCAAGGAACCGCCGTGACAACTTGCGCCATGCTGACGACTTGTAGAACTGTTGATACTTGCTTTCGTCAGAATCATACATGCGTTTATGATACCGCCACTTGTTAGTCGCCTTGTGGTGCTTCTCACAGTAGCGTGTGTCATAGGCAACCAACGTCCGACAACCCGGGTGCTCGCATTGCTTCATTGGCTTAGCCATGGCCGTTGACCTTGGTTAGTGTGACCACGTCATAAGCATTCAGTTCACTATCAGAACTAACGCCAGCAACGCGATACGTAACCCCATCTAGTATTGCTTCCAAGGTCGTTGTAATCCGATCGTCATGGCGCACCACAATTAGCTGGTTAGTTGTCGCAGTCGTACCAGTAAGGCTAATAGTGTTACTGATGGTCAACGTATACTCACCACACCAGACAGTGAACAGTGGCACGAATTGTTGCTTGGTTGTGCCGTTTATTAAATTTTCAACTGACTTAACGGTGCCAAACTGTACCCGCTTGTTTAGGCGATTTAGATTATAGTTCTTCATTAGTTAACCTCACTTGTAAATAATCATGGCGCAATATTCTGCAGAAGAAGAATCTAGGTCTGCCCCAAACGCGTTACTTGAAAACTTAATGTCAATGACATTGTCACTATCAATCCGGTTGGCTAATTCTCTGTTAATTGCTCGGTCTAAATCTTGTACAGACATTTGCATAATCGTTTTTGTTTTAATCATTATAGTTAGATCCTTTCTATCATGTTAATCATCTAATTGTTCCAACATCTTGTACGCATTTTTGCGTTGTTCTTCATCGCTTAAAGGATTATTCAAAACTTGGCTTGAAACGTTTCGGATAACGTAGGCGTCAGCTAACCAACCTTGACTTGATTTCATAAAGTGATCGTCACTAAATTGTGCATAAATTGGGTACATGAGTTTTAAGTCTCTTACAGTTTCTGGCTCATATTCTCCATCTTCATTTGGGGTAAAGCTCCCAACCAATCCTTTATCTTTTGCTTTTTGAGTTGGCTCACCATTTTGATCTAAAGCACCTTCTTTAATCAAGGCTCTGTAAATACACGATTTTAATTCATTAACTCTATTTGAGACAACTGGTCCATATTGTTTAACGTAAATGTCAAAAGCTTGCTCAACTAAACTTGGATAAATTACTTTCATTTTTCCTTTTCCTCCTGTACTGGAAATGTTTGTTTTAACGTGGAACACGTGGAACACGTGGACAATCGTTGATATATCAACACTTTGAAGACCACCTAACGTGGAACATTACCCGGAACACGTGGCACACTTGGTGTTTTCGATCATTGTACGCGGACATATCCGTGCGGTTGCTTGCCATTAATTCTAATTCTTTTAGCTTCCCAGCCGTCCATATTGTCCATTAATAGCTTGATTCGCTTAGCTTCCGAGTTTGTTCGCCCGGTTAAAAAACGATCGACTGTTTTATGGAAGACAACTTCCATGATTTCCAGAGTTGTTGTTTGGTTGAGTAGTTTCCGTTCATTACTAACTTGATCTTTTAGCCATTTAGATTGATGGCCGTAGTCACTGACATAGCTTTGTTTTAAGCCGGTACTCATGTTTTCCCAATCTGCGGGAACTTCCATTGCTAAAAACTCTTCGATGGCATCTCGCATGGGGTCGACAGCTTCCGCAGCCATCTGATACGCCTTAGCCTCTTTCATAGTGGCCTGATCCAGATATAGCAGTTCACCATTCCTAAACCAGTACGCGGCCTCCGCCAATACTTGAAGCATGTAATTCTCGTCCGGGTGCCATACATCTAATTTGGCCTTGTTGACCCCACATTTAATTGGATAGAATCGCCGTTCACCGGTCGCGTCCTTTAAATAGTCGGTTTGGTTAGTTGTGCCAATAAATACGCATTTACGTGGGTGCGGTAACGCATAGCGGCCATAACTATTCCGGTATGTGTCGGATTGTGCACTAATGAAATTTTTGATTCCCTCAATATCCGTCTTCTTCATGGCGGAAAGCTCGGCAACTTCAATAATCCAACTACCTTGCAACTGTTGATAATCGTCTTTCTGCTTACCCATTCCTTTCAACGAATCATTGAATTTATCCGGGTATAGATTTTTACCAGCCGTACTCTTGCCAAGCCCTTGGCTTCCCTCTAAGATAGGAACAATTTCAAACTTAACGCCGGGTTCATAGGCCCGAGCAACAAGACCAGTTAGCCATTTCTTAGTGATGGTGCGGGTGTAGTGATTATCTTCGGCACCTAAGTAGTCAATGAAATAACGTTCAGCACGTGGTTGGCCGTCCCATTCTACTGTCTCAATACGATCCTTAACTGGATTGACTGTCTTGCGGCGTGCCTCTGTAACTACCGCGTCGGTAATGTTTTCCTTGCTGAATAACAAGTTGTAATGATCCTCGAGATAGCTTCTTAACAATGTGTCATCACTGTCATTCCAGAAGCCCTTTTTGAATAAAGAGTTATCAGTTTGTGGATTCTTAACGATTTGCTCCGAGAACTCATCAAAAACGACTAGTCCTTTTAACATTTCGTCATGTTCCATAATTAAGCGGATATTGTAAAGAGACTGTGTTTTAATTCCATCGTCCGAATTCTTTTTGAAATCGTTCTGCCAATCAGCGTCACGTTGCATTTTGATAACATTGTTGGCCGCTTCTCGGGTCTCTGCTGGTAAATCCATTGCTTTGCCCATTAATGAACCCCCTTACTCTCTCGTTTTAAAATGGATTGAAAAATCACATTAACTTCCTTGCTTGGTAGCGCCGGATCAACGAACGAATCATTAATCACCGACAGCATGTTATAAACTGTCCTGGGAGCGGCACCGACACCAAACATTCGACCAGCAATTTTAGTTAACCAAGCGTTGCGATTGCCCTGGGTTGTCCCGGTTACCATTTCATCTAACAAGCGACCGGTATACTTCTTTTGGTGTGTGGTACAGGCGTGTTCTGACGTCCAGTTCACTTTTTGGCCCGCCAACTTATCGACTAACCATTGAGGAGCTGGCTTAATATCAGCCAGTGTTCGACCGTCTAAAGGTTTATATTGTTTGCCGTTAATCTCACTTGGCGAAATCACCGTGAAGTCACTTAACAAGTCAATTCCAGGCCAAACGTCAATTTTGCGCACCTTAGCACCCGCATATTTCAAAAAGTAATGCACTCCGCCGTTAGCCGTCCGTTCAATGTAGGTATCATTCGGCAACGTCTGTCCTTGCTTAAATAGTTGTGCCAAGCTAGTCCGGCCGTTTTTAGTTGGATCGTGCATATCAATGTCAACAACTAATAAATCCGATGAATCCAGTCGTAAGCCTAAGTTATAAGTCGGGTGACTTTCAAACCATGTGAAGATGGTACCCTGATCAATAGTTGCGTCTTTATAGCCGGCCACCCCTTTAGGTGGTTTCTTCGTGTTTTCAATTAGTGGGTAAACCGCATAGCCTTGCTGGGCCAGCTCAATTGCTTTATCAAGCGTTGCGAACTCTTTCATTGTTCATCACCGCCAAACGTATTAAGATCATCAATATCTGTATAGTGATTTTCTGCATATTGCTTTATGACAGTGATTAGTCCACTCAATTTTTCGGAATGATCAATATTTTTATTAACGAAGTAGTCATAGACAAAATCATCTAAAGCATCTATTGAAGTTACGAGTGATCCAGCCTCAAACACTAGTTCATCTAAATCTTTAGTTTTCTTCATTACAAATTCCCTTCATATAACCGTGCTAACGTGTTAAAATAAGGGAAAGCATATTTTTGATTATTTCTTTCTGACCTACTACCGTCCAAAGTAAAGTAGGTCTTTTTTGTATGCTCTCCCATGCGACTGACCTCACATTCCAAAATACCGACGTGGGTTCTTGATTAACTTAACCACCACGTTGCCGACAAACGACACAATTATAAATTTGATTGCCCATAAGATTGCTGTTGCTATCAT